CGCCTTCGACTGGAAATCGGCCATGAACCAGTTTGCTATCCTGTTTGGTGATCGATTCACACAGGCGCGTGGGTAACGATCTGTTCAACCGCCTCACCCACAAAAATGCGGACAGGTTCCAGGCAGCATCGCGAAGTATGCCTCACCCGGCATCTGATCCGCCAGACTCGAATGGAGCCGTTTCCGATTATATAGATCGATGTATTCGCCGATGGGGTGCCGGGCATGGTTGACCGACTCGTACGCCATCGGGTAGACCTCTTCGTACTTGATGCTTCGCCACACCCGTTCGACGAACACGTTGTCGCGCGAGGCACCTTTGCCGTCCATCGACAGGCGGACCTGTCGGCCCAGCACGGCATCGGTGAACGCGCCCGCCCTGACTGCCCTGATCTGTATTCACGACGTCTGGCAGCCCATAGCGGGCAAATGCTTCTTCCAGCGCCTCCACGGCATGCGAAGCCTCCAGTGTGATGGCAACCCGGTGCGCGAGAATCTTGCGGCTCGCCCAGTCCACCACCGCCGTCAAGTGTCAGGTACACGACGCCGCGCGCCATCGGAATGTACGTCGTATCGAGTGCGAACACCTGATTGGCCCAGTCGATCTTCATGCCGCGCAGCAGGTATGGCCAGATCTTGTGCTGCGTGTTGCGGCGGCTCGTGTTTGGCTTACAGTACAGCGCTTCCAAGCCCATGCGCTTCATCAGCGTGCGCGCGCGCCGGCAGCCGACTGCATGTCCTTCCCGACCCAGCAGGCGTGCCATCATCCGTGCCCCGGCAAATGAAAACTCCAGGTGCAGTTCGTCGATCCGTCGCATTAGCAACTGCTCCGCTTCGCTTACCGGTTTCGGCCGGTAATATACGCCGATCTCGCCACACCGACGAGACGGGCCTGCTGCGAAACAGGCAACGCATGACCACGGTCAATCATCGCTTTGCGCTCAGCAATCCCGCCTTGGCGAACGCGCCGCTTAAGAAATCATTTTCCAGGCTGAGTTGGCCGATCTTGGCGTGCAGGGTTTTCATGTCTACCGGTGGCTCGCTAGACACCGGGCCGGCCGCACCGAACACGTCGGCCGCTCGCTCCTGCAACTGCCGTTTCCATTCCGTGATCTGGTTCGGATGCACATTAAACTGCTGCGCCAGTTCGGCCAGCGTGCGCTCGCCCTTGACAGCCGCCAGGGCCACTTTCGCTTTGAACGCCGCTGAGTGCGTGCGTCGGGTTCTCTTCGTCATTTGCTCGGTTCCTTTGCCTGCATTATCGCTGGCTCAGCCCCCGGCTGCTCCACTTATCCCGCTGTCCGATTTTGCGCGGCCACCTCTCTGGTTGTGATCCGGTCACCACCCATGACATCAACCGCCTGACGCTGGACCAGAAGCCTCTGGCCCACCGAAAAGCATGGCATTTATTCCCGACCGCGCCGGGCACTTTCTGGACGGCTCTCAATCCATGCGTCCACCTCGCTTTCAAGCCACGCGACCCGTCCGCCACCGATGTCGACTGGTCGCGGAAACTTTCCCGCAGCGAGGTAGCGATAAACCGTGCTCGCCCCGAGACTCACCCGGGCGCGCACCTCGCGAAGACGGATAAGGCGCTCTTTCGCTCCTGCGTGCCCAACAGCCTGCTCATTCATGATGAAGGCCCTCCCGACGAAGTCCAGACGTCACAGGACATTGCCAGACTAGCGCGTGCAGCCAAGCTCATCAAACGCGCAGTCAGGAAGATCATTGCAGCGATCCCGCAGGCCGCTCATGCACGGGACGTCCCATCGTTTCCCATGAGTTCCCGTCCCGCAGCGAAAGAAAGTCCATTTTTGCTTCTTCACGCCATTACGCGAAAAAACTTCGCTATTTCCGGGTCCGTGAATGGCATCGATCGAAGCACGTGTGAACAGGGAACCGTTGATGGGGCGAGCGGGTCTCCCGCGTGCAACAGGAAACGCCTGCGAGCTGGCGTTCGCAGTTGACCGGCGAATCGGCTACGCGCCCCGTGCGCAGTAAGCCGTCCAGTCATCCATCATCTGCTTGCGGCGCCGGAACATGTCACCGCATCGATACGCAGCCTCCACCTTGTCGTCCACCGCGTGCGCCAGCGCCATCTCCGCCATCTCGTTCGGATAGGTCGTGCACTCAGCAGCCCAGTCGCGGAATGTTGATCGGAAACCATGTACCGTGATACCGGTTCGCTTCATCCGCCGAAGGACCGCGAGCATTGCCGTATTCGAAAGGTGCCTCCCTCTTTTCATGCCCGGGAAAAGCAGCTCGTCGTCGGTCTCGTCGAGCAGACAGCGCACGAGCTCACGGGCGGGGTCGGACAACGGAATCCGGTGCACGCGGTCGGCCTTCATCCGTTCCGCCGGCACGGTCCACGTGGCGCATCAAGATCGAACTCGCCGCGCGTGGCTCCGAGCACTTCACTGGTCCGGGCAGCGGTCAGGATGAGGAGTTCAAGCGCGCGTGCTGCCAGGCCCTTCTGCTCCCTGAGCGACGTCATGAACGCGCCATCCCCGGCATAGAGCAATGCGGGGCGATGCCGGACCTTGCGCACCTTCGCGCGCGCAGGAAAGACCTTGTCGAGATGCCCTTTCCAGCGGGCCGGGTTCTCGCCTTCCCGATACCTGTGCACCGTCGCCCAGTCGAGCACGGCCTCGATGCGCCCGCGCACACTACTGGCCGTTTCCGTCCCGGTCTGCCAGATCGGCTAGAGCACGCGCACGACCAAGGTCGTGTCGATATCCTGCGCGGATATCGCCTGTCGTAGATAACGACGTACCCCCAAAACTACCCCCACGCGATACGAGGGAGGTCAACAACCCCAATGGCAATCCCGGGCCCGAACCGCCCATCTAGCAAGGGTTTCAGAGACTCAGACGGAACGCTCGGGAACTCGCTGGAATAACGAATGGTGGGCCGGGTCGGATTCACTCGAAGGCGCCTCGCCCACGATCTACCTGGGAGAACTGCCCGGTTTCCGACCATGCGGACGAGCAACAAACGTCTCCCCGGGCGTCCGCGGCCAGCGTGTACCCGTAGCAGCCCACCTTAATGCCCAACAGCTCGCGGCTGCCGAACACGCTAGGCGGCGATCGCTGGCTTCGGCCCGCTGCTTACCTTCGCCACAGGCGGACGCTGGCCCGCACAATACTGCGCCCACTCCTCCATCATCTCCCGCCTACGCTCGAGCTGGTCCCGACGTCGGTAGGCGGCAATAGTCTGCGACACGATGATGTGGGCAAGCGCCTGCTCGGCCAGAGAATCGGGGTATGCCGTGCATTCAGCTACCCAGTCCCGGAAAGTCGATCGAAACCCGTGCACGGTAATGTCCTGTCGCGACATGCGCCTGAGCAGCGTGAGCATCGCCATGTTCGACAGCGGAGACCCGTCCTTGTAGCCGGGGAACAGAAATCCGTACTTTGCCTTCGGTAACGCGTTGCGCACGATCCCGACTGCCCTGTCACACAGGGGAACACGAAGCGGCCGGCCGCTCTTCGTGCGGTCGCCCGGAATCTCCCAGACACGGTTCACCAGATCGAACTCCTCCGGACGCGCGAATCGTACTTCGTTCGTGCGGGTCGCCGTGAGAATCAGCAGATGAAGGAGCCGGGCCGCTCGCCGGGGCCGCTGCTCCAGCTCGCGGATAAACGCCGGCAGTTCTTCCCACGGCAGCGCAGGATGGTGCCGAACGTCGGAACGCTTCTTCGAGCGCGGGAGCACCAGTTCAAGGTGATCGACGTATCGCGCCGGATTGTCTCCCGTGCGATGACCGAGGACAGCTTCTGCGTCAAGGATGGCCTTGATCCGGCCGCGCACGCGACGTGCCGTCTCGGCCTTCTTCTTCCAGATGGGCTGGAGAATCCGCACGATCATTGCGGTATCGATATCGCGTACCCGGACGTCCCCGATCACCGGATAGGCATAGATCTTCAGCGTGTTGCCCCACTGCTGGATATGCTTGCGGTTGCGCCAGCCCGCCTCCCGCACCTGAATGAATGCCTCCGCGGCCTCACGGAATGTCACGTTGGCCTGGGTAGAGATCTCGAGATTCGCCCGGCGCTGTTCCTCCTGCCGCGCCCGGATCGGGTCAACCTGCTGCCTGACGCTCTCGCGGTAACCGGCAGCCAGCTTGCGCGCCTCACCTAGCGAGATGCGGGAGAGTGGACCAAGCCCCATTTCACGCATCCGTCCGTCGAGCCTGAACCGGAAAACCCACGATCGCGCACCGCTATCCGCGATCTGCATGTACAGGCCGCCACCGTCCGCATAATGACCCGGCACGACCTCTTTGGCGACCCGAAGCGCGCTCAGCCGGTGCAACTGTCTTCCTGCCATGATGTCCTCCTTCCTACCCATATTACCCACACCGCTACCCATACTTCGTGCGGAAATTGTGTGGGAGAGACCGGGATGGAGCAAGCACGGCGTTACCCACAAAACCACGCAAAATCATGGAGTTGCAGGAGAATCCGGGAGCGTCTGGAAATGGCCGGGAAGGCCCATATGGCGGAAGGCAGCAGACTCCATCGACGCCTGCTATGCGTTGCTGGGTATGGGTCCTATGACTTCCGGCAAGACCTACCCCACGCCGTACCCCAATCGCTCGTCATCGGCCACGCTGAAGCCGATGTTTCGGTCGCGTGAGGTGTGTCGATGTAAATCTCCGGAGACCCGCACCGACACGCTTTGCGCCCGATCGCCGTAAAGCTGTAAAGGGATTTTTTTACATAGCGGGTGACGAATAACGCGGCGCGAATTACCCGTGTTGCACGCTTTGCCCCGGAAGGACCCGCCGGGCCCCCCCCTGCCCCCGGGGGTCGCCCGGCCTCTCCCGACCCTCCTCCGTCCGGTCCGGCGGTCGCGGTCGCATGAGGGCTGCCCGCGTCGCGGTGGACGGCCTACGCCGGCCCCGAGGCCGTACGTGGGGGTCGCGGCACCGGCTCGGTAGCAAGCTCGTCAGCGGGCAGCAGGCCGAGGAACGTGCGCGCGACTTCGGGATCGATGATCGACAACCAGTCCTCGTACTGGTCAGGACGCAGGATCACGACGCCGCGCTTTTCGTTCGGTGTGTTGTCGGGCTGCAGGTGCTTGTGAAAGAGTCGCAGCAGCGGATGATCGTCGGCGTTGACGGTGAGCATCGTGAAGGTGTGCGATGTCGGCCCTTCCACGTCATCCCACGCGCGCCATAGACCGGCGACTGCGAACGGCTCGCCGCTCGCGAGGTGGATTCCCCACCGCTCTGACTTCGCGCGCACCGCCGCACGAAGCGCGGCTTCATAGTTCGGGACGCCGTAGGCAGGCAGCGGCGGATATCGTGGCTCGTACACGTTCTCGGCCGGGATGAGACAGAACTGGCAGTCCTTCCACGGCCGGCTGAAGCTACGCTTCGTCGCGACCGTTTCGGTTCGCGCGTTCATCGTGTCGTAGTCGCGCACGCTTGGCGGGATACGCTGCCTCGGCACCATGCCGAAGCCGGCGAGCAGCGATTCCCGGCTGCCATCAGCAGACCGGCGGATGATTGGCGCGGCGTAGTCGCGGTAGACGTCGAGCCGCCACGGATCATCCGGCGGCAGCACGCCGTAGTGCTTGAGGAAATAGTCGCGGCGCGCCGCGGCGTAGTTCGTGCACATGGTTCGCTCCCTGGGAAGCTGAACCGTGATGGTAGCGCCGATTTCGAACGTGCCGGCCGACCTGGATATACTGTATGGACGTACAGTATATGGAAGTCGGAGAAAAATCGTGCCAGTTGAACCGGTGTGGGAATGGAAATGGGAATATCTGGACTGGCGCACCGGCCAGCTGGCGGTCACGTCGGTATGGATGACCGACGAAGAAGCCCTTGACTGGCACGGATACGAGGATCCGCAGTCGCGCAAGCTCCAGGACACGAGGCGCGAACGTGGCCGGAATGGTGGCCCGGAGGTCGATCCGCCGGCCGGAAACGTCGACTGGACGCGTGAGCGACGGCAACGCGCGGAACGATGCAAGTACGGCTTGCCGCCTTTCGTCACGCCGCTCTATCGCGAGCTGCAGCGCATCTGGCAAACGCATCGTGATCCCGAGGTGCGACGCCTCGTGCTGGAAATCCAGACAGGGCGCCACGCGTTCGCTGAGTTAGAGGCGTTGGCCGCCGAGGAGTACTTTTACTTGACGCAGCACTCGGCAACGCTGGAAGGTGCGCGAAAAGCCCTGGCAAAAATCCGCCATCGGCTGCATGTGGAGATGGAACGAATAGGCCCGGTCACCGGCTACCGATCATCTGGCGCTCCCCACCGACGCACCAAAAGTGCGAACGAAAAAGATTAAAAGTGTCGCTGGCACGGGGTTGGCGTGATCAAAAAACTACGCCATCGCCGATGCCGCGGAACTCAGCCGATGATGGCCCGGCCGAAGAAGAAAAATAACCAATTGATTTTAAAAACAAAAATAGAGAAAAAAGGGGTTGGAAGAACCGCCTTCGCCACTCTCTGTACGCTTGCCATCCCGCCCCTTCAGAAACTTCTTGCGTCCTACCTCTTCTTGACAAAAAATGCAACATCGTGTTTCGCCCCTGCTCCCTCACTGATCAAGGCGCGCAAAATGGCAGAAGAAGAAAAACGAATCTCGCTGTCCAAGGTCCTAGATGAAATAGCCTCGGAAATGCGACTCGCCGATAGCCGAGCCCGCAACGGTGGCGGTGCAGTTATGCGCTTTGCGGAGTGTGAGTTGGAATTCGCGATCGAGGTAGAAGCCAAGGGTGGGGGCAAAATTGAGGTCTGGATCGCAAAATTGGGCGGGTCGTTTAAGCGCACGGAAGCGAACACGCTTCGAATTAAGTACATCGCCCTCGATGGTAGTCCCGGAGGCGTGATCGCTGAAGTGCAGAACGCCGACGGCACCCAGCCGAAGCCCATTAAGCGGACGGGCAAGCTTGTTGCGCCACCAGACAGTGGGCAGCCAGCAAAATCTGAAGTCGACAGCAAGGCACGGAAGCAGAATTGAAACAGTGAGGTTTGCTATGCCACAAATCACGCGGAATTCTCGTTTTGTCGAGTCCGAACCGCCGTCGGATGAAGCCTGGCTGGAACAGCATAAAGGCGACTACCCGGCGGATATGTGGCTCGCGGCTCGTGACCACCAAGTATTGGCGCAAGCACCAGATATAGACGAGCTGATCCGGAGCCTTAAGCGGGAGCGGGTCGAACTAAGCGATGTCGCCATCATCTTCAATGAGTCGGGACCAGTCTGATGCCCGTCGGTGGCCCCTTTCCCTTCTCCAAGCCGCTCAGTCCTAGGGACCTGCGGCCCTATGCGACTGTCTGCCTGCGAAATGCAACCGGCAAAAGCGGACCACGGCTAGCTTGCCTCGTTGATACAGGGGCAGACTGGACGATCTTACCCGCCGCAATAGCTATGGTGTCAGGAATAGTCGCCAACGGCCCTCCGATCATCATTCGCACTGCAGGCGGTGCAACGTTCTCATTAATGAGAGCGACCAACGTCGACCTGCTCATCGAAAATCACCTGATCACAACGACGGTAGCCATTTCCTCGGCGGCCGCATTTTCACCGATCGTCAGCCGGTTCGATCTGCTGACCGCGTTCGATATCGGATTCACAACGACCCACTGGCACTGGGGCTAACCGCTTCTGCATCAGCATAAATGTTAGCTCCGACGCCCCGCACTCGCGGCGCGTTCCCGTTCCTTTTCTAAGCTTCTGACGTTACTCGAGCGCCCCCACTAGCGTCGCCGACCGCAGATTGGCAAGCGCACCGCGCGCCGCCGCATAGCCATCCTCGAACAAGCGCTCCCGGACGTCACGCGGCATGTTCCGGTCGAGCGTAGATGCGTAGCCGGTTTCCACGAACGCCATGTGTGCCCCGGCCGCCTGCGCCGCAGACACGTGCGTCGACTCGCACGCCGACAGCATCAGATCGATGAGCCGCATCGAGTACTCGACGAGCGACAGGCGCGCATTCGGCTGTAGCGGGAGGTCCTGGCTCACGAGCTGCACGCCGAGCCGTGGCACGCTGTCGACGACGAGCCGGTCGACGGGAATGTTGTTCACCATCCCGCCGTCGGCCAGCATCGCGGGCCCGAACGATACCGGTTCGAACGCGAACGGGATCGACGTCGACGCGCGCACCGCGAACGCGACAGGCACGTCCGGCGTGAGCGAACGCGAGAACACGTACGCGGCTTCCGTCGAGACGTTCGACGCAACCGCGGACAGCCGCACGTCGAGCTGCCTGAACGTGCGGCCGCCCGTGTGCTCGGCGAGCCACGCGAGCAGCCGTTTCCCGTCGCAGAAGCCACGCAATCGGAGCGCGGCGAGCGGGCTGAAACTGAGCATGACCGACCAGTCGAAGGTCAGCGCGAGCGTCTTCATGTCCGACAGCGACATGCCGCACGCGGCGAGCGCCGCGACGATCGAGCCGCCGGACGTACCAGCGAGCTCCACCGTCGTGTAGCCAGCGTCCGCGATCGCGTGCAGCGCGCCGACGTGCGCCGGCACCTTGAAGCCCGAGCCGCTCAGCGCAAGGCGCAGTGGCCTCATCACGAACTCGCGGCGACCGGGGCGGATGCGGCCGCAGGCGTGCTCGCCGGCGCCGCAGCCGCTGTCGGCGTGCCGTAGACTGCGAGCCAGTCCGACAGCGCCAGCGAGGCGGCGCCGAGCGCGAGCCGGATCGAGTTCTGCGTGGCCGGATCGATCGGGAGAAGCGCGACGAGCCCGATTGCCTGCGGGATCACGGTGTTCACGAGGCTCTGGACGTTCGTGGGATCGAGCGTCGCCACGGCTGCGCAAAGCTTGCCGTTGTCGGCGGTGAGGGTCTTCAGATTCGGGTCGGCGGGAATCGCCGCACTCAGATTGAGCAGCACCGGTTGCACAACAGCGCACGCCTTGACGACGTTCGTCTGCGCCTTCGCAGCGAGCGACGCCAGCGTCTGTTGTTGCTGCGGCGTGCAGCCAGCAACGGAGAGTGCGAACAGGACAAGGCCTGCCGCGAGCAGCATGAGCTTCTTCATGGTGAGAACCTTCGGGAGAGATGCCGCAATCGCGGCAGGATGGTTACTGCGGGGAGAACTTCAGAAACGCCAACGTGCGCCGAGCTTCGCCTTTGTGCCGGCAGCGTCGGAGTGCGTGATGGAGAGGTTCAGCTGTGTGCTCGGCGGAATTTCCGCGTACGCCACGCAGCAGGACACGTCGTAGGTATTCGGGTTAACGACCGGCAGCACCTGGACGTGCTCGACGACCGTGCAGCCCGCCAGTGCCGCAACCAGCACCGCAGCGAGTGCACGGCTCACTGCAATGTCGGCGCGTCGCCGCCTACGTCCTTCGGCGCGGACGCCGGCGGGAGCGCAGCAGGTACAGCAGCAGCGGCCGCAGTTGACGTGTCGGGCGTCGATTGAGCAGGCCCACCATCGCCGCCGGCGGCCGGGCCGCGGCTCGTCGAAACGTGCTTGCCGAGGAAAGTGAGGCCGGCCACGAGCACGGCGACGTAGCCATCGGGTGCGGTCTTGCCGAGCAGCACCAGTGCGCCATAGGCGCCGTACAGCAGCACCGCGCCAAGGAAGAAGAGAACGGCATTCATCGTTACCTCGCTGAAATGAAAAACCCGGCCGAAGCCGGGCTGGTGAGAAAAAGGGAATTGCGATATGTCGGTCAGAATTACGTCACAACGGGTTCATCGGGCATGACGCCCGTTTTCATCGCCGTGTACAGGCGCTTGGCACGGTCGCCTACCTGGCTGAACCACTTGCTGTTGCGCATCTCGTAGGCGGCCGTGTTCCAGTTTCCCGCCTGCACGGCCGCGAGCATCTTGCGGAACGCCAGCAGCCCTGCGATGCCCAGGTTGAACGCCATGTTCGCGAGTACGCGCTGACGAACCTCATCGAGCGAGCGCCACCACGGCAGGCGCGCGTCCAACTGCTGGAGGGTCGCTGCGATGTCGGCGGAAAGCAGTTCATCGACCTGTGCATCGGTGAGCGGATACGTCCACCCAGCAGGCAACGGCGCGACCTGAAGGTTATGCCCGACGCCGACCGAGAGCACGCCCAGCGGATCGTCGTACGGGCGATAGAACACGCCCTCGTCACGCCGCAGTTCGGCTTCGAGGAGATCGAGGTTCATTCGTGCCTCCGCCGGCGCGGGAAAATCCGGTCACGGATCTGCAGCACAAGCAGCACGATGGTGAGCGCGCCGACCCACCACGAGATGTCGTGACCGTTGATCCACGTCCAGATACTGACGGCCGCGCCGCCCGGTATTGCGATCGGTGCCGTGGTGCTCGAAACAGCACTCGCCGCAGTTGCGATCAGGTCTTTATTCATGAACTCCCCGAAATGAAAAAGGCCACCCGAAGGTGGCCTGATATGCTGAACGCGGTGCTGCTTAATCAACAGCGCAAACTCAATACGAGTAGCAAGCTCTCGAAACCAGAATCTGGAAATCAATATGACCACTGAGCGCAACCCCATAGTGTCTCCAGCCCTGCGTTGCCGCAAATGGGCTCGTGCGGTTATCAACCTCGGCCGAAAAATTCTCAACACGCCAGCGTTGGCCGACGGAGATATGCAGTTCGCGAACGAGCATTTCTTTCTTATCTCCATAATGAAGCTCTACGATTGGTGCGACGTGTTGCAGGCAGTTGAACCACGCTTCGCCAACGCATCGAAAATCGTTTTCGACGTTGTAACGCCCGATGTTAAAAACGTGAGAGATATGCGCGAACACGACGATGAATATCTGCAAGGCGGCGGAAGAAGAAAAAAGGAATTTATATTCACCGCAGGGGCAGCAATTTCAATCGATGCGACAAGCACGTTCGTCACAGATAGTGGCTATTTCATCGGTGGTCGCGTAAACGTCGCCGTCCTCGTCGATGCCGCAAGCCGCTTTTTGCCGATGCTTTTTGATGAACTTGATGCAGTAGGCCTGCCTTGGATCAGAGAAACAAGGGTGCCCCATTTTTAGGTCCCAGCGCGGTTCAACCGCGCTGAACCGGCGACTTAAGGCAGCGTGTAGGGTGCCAGCCTGTCCCGGCGTCTTTCCCGCGCCGCCGTAACGATCGGGGTCTATGCTGCGGGCGCCAGAATGCGCCGGGAATCCCGCTTCAATTTAGTCACGCCGCTGCGGGCATGTTGCCAACTTCTAGCCATGCCTGGTACACATCCATCCAAATGCGATGACCGCGAGGTACCCACCAAAGTTGTCCGTTACTGTCCGTGTACCAAACCGCATCCGGATTAACAGCATCTGTCGCATCGTCTGTTACTTGCCGAAATTGAATCGCGCTCATACGTCACCTCCCGTGTCACAGTCTGGCATCGGCGATTATATTGCCGTTGTACCAGATCGGTTGGCCAATGGTTCCAGCGTTGGTGAGTGAACTCACGTCCCACGCAACGCCGTCAACTGATGTTCTGATCGTGCCGACACTACCGGTAGTAGTGCCCACGCCGGAAATTGTGTACGAATTGGAGGGGAGGCTTAGGGCCGGCGAGTTCCGCATACGCACAGGCAAGCGCATCTTCACGTGAGCACCGGTAGTTCCCCACAATGTTCCCAAGGCGTTCCCGACAAGGGTGCCGACGCCAACAGTCACATAGATATACCGAAACACCCGACTCGACTCCGCCTGGATGCCGCGATAGCGGAAAGACAGCGGAATGCCGGTCGCCGATGTTCCCGACGGACACCAGTCGATTTGAAACTGCGAATGATAGATTCCGTACGTCGCGCCGGTCGCGAGCAACAGATCAATTCGAAGAAAATCATTGCCGTCAGTACCGACCGCCTTGCCTGCGATCGATGGCACGGCTATAGCAGCCGAGAACCGCTGTTCCGTAGTGCCCAAATTCCAAGCGATGGCCTGCGTTGTGACGACCGCCGTCGAGGGACTGCCACCTGTGCCGAAATTTTGTATGATCCGAATCCCTACAACGGCCGAACTGAGAGCGGCGACTGCCTGAAGACACACCGAAATCGTGATGGTCTGCCCGTTGTACTGGCCCACGCCCTCCAGTTTTTGCCCGACCGTCGGGTTGGTAGTGGCGGCCGTGGTCTGACTATGAAGAAGCCGGTACTTCCGAGGGCGCGCCATTCCAGACATTTCACTACCGACCATCGCGACGTCTTGACTGACCGTTGCCGCACCACCAGTTCCCGCATTGCAGACCCACATATCAGCCGTGTAGGTATCCTGAGCGGCTGCAAGGGTGAAGGTAGTGCCCATCTGCCACGAGTCGATATTGCCATCGACGAACCCGCCTTGGTCCTGCTGGTAGGTGTTAAGCCACTTCGCCTGCGCCGCGTTGTACACCAGCATCTCGCCATCGACCGGGCTCGCAACATTCACATCGCTTAGCATGGCCAATGCGTTGATCGCAGATGGCTGATAGCTGCGCATGTCCGTATAAGCCGTAACGCTCGTCGCTCCTGTCACGATGCTATACAGCGGAATGGAGCCCGTCGGGAATCCGGTGGTATTTATGCCGATCGCAACAGACGATGCTCCGACGGTCGCGTAGACGTAATTCGTTGCGCTGGCTGTGAGCGTCAGCGTGCCATTGGCAATCTGGTGAAGGCCTCCCGCGCTGTCGGCCGCGGTGCCACCGTAGTAGCCCCATGTCAGGCCGTTCGTGGTGCTCGCCCGGCGCCCCCAGATCATGGCCGGCGAAGCGGCGTCGAAATTGGCGTTGACCACCACTTCCTTCGTTGCCTGCGTCGAAGAAATCTGGTCGATGAGGGTTGTGCTATTGCTCATGGCGTCATCTGTTGATTGTGGTCGAGGCAATTTGGCCCGGCACACCATAGTCACCGATTTGCTGCGCGGCGATCGTGATGGTTTGCCCGGCGCTGAAGCCGTCGTTCGAAATCATCGCTGCGGTGTAGACGAACACCGGCTGAATCGCGAACGGCGGTAACGCCTGGTTGGCCGGATTCACCGGCGTCGCCTGCGGCGTTGTCCCACCATTCCACGTCACGCCACTGGCAGCAAGCGTGTACGCGTTCTTCTGCGTCGTGCCGCTGTACACGATGATGCGATACGACTCTTGCTGCCAGTCGAGCGGAACATCCGTGCCATCGACCCAGTTGCAGTTGATGCGCGCCTGCCGATGCCAATGCACGAGAATGTCGTTCAGGCTCGCAGAACTTCCCTTGCTTGCCTGAAGCAGATGCGGCGCAAGCGCAGCAAACCGCATGTTCGTCGGCTGGACGGTCGCGGTACCGCTCGCCGTGGCGTTGAAGAGGTTGTTCAGGTACGCGTCGAGGTAGATGTTCTGGCCAAGGTCTTGCAGATTGAGGTCGACGGCCGCCAACTTCGTCTGGTCAAGCAACACGAACAGATCGCCGACGTTGTGCGACGCTTGCTTGCTCCCTGTTCCCACCCGGCCGCGCAGCAGACCGCTGACGGTCCACGTAACCGCATCGACTTGCGTCGCGTTCCGGAAATAGATCAGTTCGCCACCCAGGTACGCGGCATTCGCCCCATTGAGAAACGAATCGTAGCCAACGGAAGCCAGCGACATACCCGCTTCGAACAGTTGGATCGTGACCGCGTTCAACTCATCCGGAATATTGCCGCCAGCGAACGCGCCGAGCACCGACTGTGCTTTGCCGATCGCTGACGCCGATGTGATGGACGTAACCTGCGTGAAGTTCACGTCATCGCGGCTGATGTCCAGCGCGCAGCCAGGCCAGCTACCCGCGAGACCACAAGCCGCCACATACACGCCAGCACTCGTCGCGTCTTGTGGACGTAACGGCGGCACGTCCATGACGACAAGTTCGGTCGGCCCGGAGTAGTCCACCTTTTGAGTGGGGACGCCTTGTGCCGCGCCACCCACTGCGATGTAGGTCGGTGCCCCTGGATTCGGATAGATCTGCGGCACCGCGAAATCGGCGGTAAAGGTGATCGTTCCCTTCCCGTCCGCATCCGTCTTCGTGATACGCACCGGATATTTTTGACCGCTCTGCCCTTCGAGATACACGACATCCGACGGCTCGACAGCCAGATACTTGTACCCAGTCTTGAATTGAAACGTGCGCTGCTGTGCCCATCGTTCCCACAGCACGGCCTCAGCACGCATGCGCGCGTCGCCATCATCCAGAACGATCGGCACGCTCAGTGACTCATCCAGATTCGATACCGTGTTCGCCTTGAATGCGCGCTGCGTCAGCGTCTGATAATCGGTCGACGCCGAAACATAGCTGATCGTCTCCGATCGCGGCAATTCGAATTCCTGCTGGATGCTCTCTTGGATCGGGTTGACAGCGCCATCACTGCTCTGGCTTTCGTCAGCACCGAGGTCGTCCCACGGGATCGTCGAGACCGGCGACGCCCCACGGCGAACGAACTTCAGGATGGCGTCCGCATCGCTCACGTCCACAAAGTACGTCGAGAGGAGTGGGCTCAGTATGTTCCGTGCCGACGAGTTGTTCGTGCTCGCATATCCAAGCACTACATCCGTCAGTGAGGTAGTCGAATATTGCCCCGCTTGCAGGCCCGCTGCCATCAACACTTCATCCGCGATGTCAGCAAGCTGGGGAGTCGCGCTGGCCTGCCCCAACGTAAAGGCCGTCAGGTTCTCCGACGCGAAAGTCGTGCATGTCACTGCGCCTGGTCCGACCGCCATAACACTTCCCAGCCCCGAGTTGCCGGGCTGCAAGTCCGTTTCCAGGAGTTGCTCCCCGGTCCACAGCATGACATTGCCGCCACCCGTCACCGGATGCAGATAGATCTCGCCGTCGCTGACCGCGTATCCGATCGTCCCGAGTGCCAGATGTAGGCCGGTCCACGTGTTTTTCAGATTGCCGCCGTAATCGTACTGATACAGCGCTCCGCTTGAGCCAATGCAGTACACGTAGTTGTCTGTAGCAGCCGTAGGCGTAACTCGTTCTGGCGGCGTAACGGAGAGTGGTGGTGGCGGCGGCAAAAGGGTTCTCGAAACCGTCGTAAAGCTAAGACCGTTCGCGATACCTATCCATCCTTGAATGATTACGTCCTTACGCTTGACCCATACCGTGGCTGTGAAGCTGTTCGCGACGCCGGTCCCCCCTTGGCATTGAAGGTAAGTCCCCGGATACTCGACGAAACCATACTGCGCGCCGTTAATGGTCACCCCACCGCCAGCGATCAGCGCGCCAGGGGCATCGTACGAATATCCGGCATGCGCAAGCAGGTCGTTAAAGACGCTCGTTGTGATCGGTGCTTCGTTCGTTACACCGTACGGCGTGGCCTTCCACGGCACCCACACATAGTAGGTGCCGGACCCGGAATTCGAATATCCCTTAAACCCGTATGCAGTGCCATCCGGCTGGATCTTGCAGCAAAAACTACCCCGCGTACCGAGTCCCGGATTGATGATCGGGTACGCGTAGTTCGGGATGGCGATCCGCGCGGCCTGTACCGTGTATGACGTGGAATCCTTCAAAACCTCGAAGCTAAGAGAGGGCAGGAAGTTGCCCCACTGCTGGAGGTTCAGTTCGTTGAATACGACATACGCCATGCCGCGATAAGCGGGAACATTGCCCGCACCGAGTTGCGACTCCATCACCGGATCGGCCAGTTGATCCTCGTCGCCCTTATAGACCGTGAAGCCGGTCACCATGCTCGTAGAACCAGAGATCGACTGCCAATCGGCCGGGTTCGACGTATCGTAGATCAACTTGCCGTTAGCCCAAATCCGTTGAATGGAGTCGATCGGCCCCGCGCAGAGCGCCACCGCGAAACTCATCGTCACGTACGTCTGATTGGCGCCCTTGCCGCCGGCCATACCCTTGCCGCCACCCTGATTGTGGCTGTGCGGAGTCCCAGCCCAGATGACATTGCCGGACAACCGATATCGCCCCCACAGCAGAGGAATCCATTTGCCGTATGCGCTGTCCATGACGCGCACGTCGGCCGGCGATGGCGGCTTCGGTGCAAACAGGATAGAACCGAGCAGTTGCCCCGCGAGAAAGCCGGCCTCGATCGCAAACAGCGATCCGCCAGACAGCACGCCCCCGATCACCGCCCCTGCGGCACCAAGTACCAGAGTCGCTGCCTGACCCATTATTCGATCCCGGAAATCTTTCTATACGCCATGATGTGCGAACGCCATTTGTCGTCGATGCGGTGCTCGCAGACCCTTCGGTTGATCGCGAAGGCGTGAATGATGCTGTCGGCATCCGTCAGAAAGGCCAGATGCGTCGGAGTGTTATCCCAATGGAACAGCACGACATCGCCGGGCAATTGCGCGCCGACCCCTACTGGCAGCGTCTGCGCGTACACGACATCGGCCAGCGAGCCGTCCGGGCGTCGCGAGTAACCTGCGACGTCCTGCGCGGCCAAGCCGCACGCGCGAACCACGCAGACCACGAGTCCGGCACAATCCACGGCGATGCCCTTAAGCCGTCCCTGATGGCGATACGGCGTGTCGACCCATGAGCGCGCCTCGCTCACAATTTGCTCTCTGGTGACCATGCGTTATCCCTGCGGCGCGAGCAACGTATCGGGACCCGGCACGTACGGCTCACCCCTGAAGTTGACGATGTTGTTCCAGCGCGTTTGGCATGTGCCGAACTGCTTGTCACAGCCGGCCGTGATGACGTATTCGTCTCCGGGCTGAATCGCGTTCGGCACTGGCAACGCGAGCGTGATGACGCCCGGTGCGAATTGCTTCACATCCGAAGTGAGTCCAGCGTTCGCTCCAGTCGTCCATCGGACGTTCCCGTACGCGAAATACCCGACGTTGTAGGTGAAGCTGATGAACACCTCCGCGCCCGCATCATTGCTGTTGAATGTGTAGAGGCCGGTCGAATCGAATTCGTACTGCTCTTTGCCAGTGCCGATCTGCCAGACACTCCCGAATTTATCGATGACCGAGGTGTTGCCGGCGAACGAGCCAGATGGAGCTACGACGCGCACCTGATAGGGGGCGGCGGTCGGAATGATGTGACCGATCGAGTCCTTGTATGGAACCATCGGCCCAACTTGCCCGAGCGTCGGGTCATACCAGATGAGTCCCGGCACCGAGACCGAGCCCACAGCGCCATCGAATGCTGGCGGCGTGATCTTGCACCGACCATCGCCAAAGACCGCGCGGCATGTCGGGCTGAACTGATCGCCAATCGTCTGCTGCATCACCTGTGCTAATCCGCGGATCTCGACCTTCCAGCCACCATTCGCAATCGAAAACTGCCCAAGGTTGCCGGCTGCCAGATTGATCTGTCCCATGGACAGGTCCGCGTAATTGACGCCGAAGATGAGCACTGCCGCGTTCGCCCAAACGCCACCCTCAATATCCTGCTGCGTGACTGCGCCGCCAGCGGCGAGCAGCAACGCGTCGATCTCCATGTTGGACGTCGAGAGATCGTTGCTCGCCTGCATTGCCGATGCGGTGTATCCGGCGCTGCTGTAATACCGAACACCACCAATCAACAGGTCGACGTCGTGGTCCGTAAAGCCGAACATCGCGCCATCCTTGCGCGTGATGCGCGTGCAAGTGGCGAATGTGCGCACCGGCTGCGCAAGCCACGCAGCCATCGCCGGAGTGATGTTCCTGCTCACACTCGGATCTCCACGACCTGAAGGGTCTGAAAGCCGTACAGCGCGCCGGTCCCGATATCGAGTTGCGGTGCGAACTGATCGGTGCCGAAGCGCACTGGCGTGTCGAAGGTCCCGATCCACGTCAATACGTCCGACGCCTGCGGGTATTTCGCAGAAGTACCGCCAGTGAGCGTCTCACCAGCCGTGTTGACGCCGACGGTGATCGAATTGCCGCTGATACCCGTGATGGCATGCGGCAGGCCAGTAAGCGCACCGCCGGTATCTCCCGTAACACCGTCAACGTAGATCACCGTGCCCACGGCCCATCCCGCAGGGACCGCGGCAACGGTAAACGACGTCGTCGCGCCCGGCGTCCAGGCAGTGACCGTCGCGGCAGCATCCGCTGTGAAGGTGATCAGCCCGGTCGTCGTATCGATCTGGCATGCGCTAGTGCCAGGCGTAGCCGGTTCGTTCGGCACAAGCACGCCGTTGCGGTAGACGTTCGCTTGCAGCGGCTTATTGATGACCCGATAGTCCGAGAGCGGATACGCGACGTATTCCTTGAACATCTGGTATTGCGGCACGCCAGAGCCGTGACCTGTCGGTGCCGTCGCCTGCGCGTACGATTGCACCGGCGCACCCAGAATGCCGCCGCCTTCGTCCTGGTAATCGGTCCAGTCGCGGAAGCGAAACCCGTAAGCCTGTCCCTTCGCCACGCGGAAGAAATTGCGCAGTTGCTGCACTGAGTACGGATCTGCGACGCCGTCGGCCGTGCGGAACGTGTTCTGCAAATCCCACTGGCCGCGGCCGAACTGCCATAAAACGTTGCGCTGCTCGCGACCGCTGGTCGACCCCGTGATGACGGTATTGAAGCTCACGCCACCGCGGGCCCATACGGCGAGATCATCGGGAAACCGGGGCGTTTCGAGAAACGGTGTGGTCATGTCGATGGCGATAAAAAACCCGGCGCGTGGCCGGGTCAGTTGAAGTCGAGTCGAAGTTGCATCTGCCTGTCGAGGCTTTCGATCAAGCCTTCGTGCTTCGGCCTCCCGTACCGCCATCGCGCGAGGCTGCGTCCGTCGGCGCTCGCCTGTTCGCGATCAGCGTCGAGGCGAGTCTGTGCGTCGACGCGGCACTGCCAGAGGCCGTTGCGGAGATGGTCCGCCATCGCGTTGAAGGCTTCGATGAATACCTCTTTCATCGCCGCAGCCGCCTTCCCGGTGAACCCCATGACGAGAAACATGAAACCGTCCTTCGTCATTCGATAGAACTTCAGCGGCTTCCCGTTCTGCAACTCACTGTTTTCAAAGCAAAGCTGAAAATTGAGCTTTGCAAATCGCTCGCTGCAGTCAAGGCGTTCGATCGCCTGCAAAACGTTCTTATGCAGTTTTACGAAATGCTGCGCTACCTTCCGCGAGTCGGTCACGGGCCGATCGCCCTCGACCATCACAAAGTCCATCACGTCCATGTGCTCTCCACGCGCTCACTGGAAAGAGGTGCACCGCAGCCTGCCGGTGAGCAATCGGCTTTTCGCCCCGTCGGGCTATCTGCGGTGCAAAAGAAAACCCGCCGAGCGTTGCCGCAGGGCGGGTTAGTTGGGTTTGTCGCGGGCGCGCTTTCGCGCTAACCGTTTCTCCTGACTGCGCTTTGAATCGCCATGCCAGCCATGCTCGCGATTTGCGATTGCGTGCGCAGGTCCGTGCTGCCGGGTAGCGCGAACTGGTTGACGACGCTCACGTTGCTGTTCGACGAGTTCAGGTGAGCCGGCACGATCTTTTCCCCTTGATGAATCTGGGCAACCATATCGTTAGGAACGTACGGTGTGCCCACATCGAAACTCGGCAAATCGGGCATCGTAAAGCCAAACGCATTTCCGCCCAAGTCTGCGGGCATGATGTCACCGGCGCTCCCATCAGGCATCGTGAAGCCATAAGCATTCGAACCGCCTGTGCCAACGCCGAAGAGATTGCCCAAGCTACCGAACATCCCAGAGATACCGCTCACTCCTGCGCCACTACCAGATGATCCTGCTGCCACCGCCAATTGCATTAGCGCCGCGGTCGCCGCAGCAATAGCTGCCGTCATCGCAGTGAGTCCAGTAGTGTCCGCCGTGACGGCAGCCGTATGCGCCGCCGTCGACGTCGAGCCAGCGGCACCCTGACTGGTCCCGAATAAATAGCTCGTGCCCCTCGAAATCAGGCCACCCAGCGAACTTCCTTGGCCTTGACCGAATGGCATCTGGAACAGTTGCTTGAACAGGTTGCTCGACACCAGTTGCGTCATCTGTTGATTAACGCCGGTGATGAAGCGTGCGAATGCCGTGCGGCCGGTCTGTGCCCCGTCGGCAAAATCCGCGAACGATCGCGCGAATCCCTGCTCGATCGCGTCCGCCGCCTGCTGAGCCGACTGAACCTGATCGTCGTTCATTTGCATCGCCAGTTGCAGTTGCTTCGTCTGCGACTGCTGTTGCAATTGTGCGATCTGATCGTTAATTTGCTGCCGAGCTTCGACGGACAGGTCTCTTTCCGTCTGCAAGCGCTGCTGCAACGCCTGAATCTGCTGCGCGGTCTCTCTTTGATCGAACTGTGCCTCCATCGCCAGCAGTTGCTGGTTGGTCATCTGGCCTTGCTGAACCTGTCGCTGAGCCACCATCAGCGAGCGCTCGTCCTGCGCCTGCATGTCAGTCTGCGCACGCCGCGCCGCGAGCTGATCGAGTTGCCGCTGCTGTTGCTGCTCGGCCTGCGACTGCTCCTGTGCCGATTGTCTCGGCGCGGCCGCATTCTGCATGTTCAGCACATCCAGACGGCCCTGAAGCTCGGCACCGTGAGCCTGAAGTGACATCCGCTGAGCCGGCGTCTGCGCACGCCCTTCGAGCGCCTTCGTCTGGTCGATCTGCTGCTGGACAGCGCCAGCTTCTGCGGTCAAGCCGTCCTGAGTGATCTTCAGGCGGCGTGCGTAGTAGGTCCGCAAGTCCACCTCATTCGCGCGGTGCGCGCGCTCAAGTTCGTCCGTCTGCTCCTTCGACGACTCGCGCAATGTCGCCAGGTTGGCTTGCGTCTGAGCGTTCTGAAGCGTGTACTCGTTGCCGACTGTCGGCTGACCCTTGAAATCCTGCTTGTCGTAACTCTTCCGGATTTCGTCTTCGTACTTGGACTGGTTCGCGAGAGCGTCTTTCAGCGCCTTGGAATAATTCGAGCCAATCTCCGTGCCGGCCCGCCTTGCCGATGCGTCGGCGGCCGCCTTGTCGGCCGCGATCCTGTTGCGTAATTCATTGACGGCGTCGTCAGCCTGCTCCTTGCTGCCGCCCCAGCCCTTTTCCCGCTGTGCCAGCCATTCATCAGCGCTCGTCCCCGTAGCCTGAACATTTTCGTCGTTCGCTTGCTTTGCCGCATTCGCGCGGCCAGCATCACGGCGGCGAAGCGCATCCTGCAACTGCTGTTCGGCGTCCGCGACCGGCGCGAACTTGAACGGCCCTACGTTGACGAGGTCGGCCCCGTCTTTCTTCGCATCCGCGATTCCTTTCCGCAAATGCGCGATCTGGTCGTCGATGGTGTCCGGGCGACCCCAGTTCATCATCGCGTCCCTCGCTTTCGCGATCTCCTCGCCAAGTTCGTGCCAGAGGCTCGGCAAGTAACCAAGCGACGCGGCCATCTCGTTGTTCTTCTGCACCACGAGGTTTGCCGCCTCTACCTCTGCCTGCTCCTTCTGACCCGACTCCTCCAGCACCCGGATGTGCTCAAGTTGAGCGGCCGTGGCAAAGTGCGCCGACTGGTTGTACTCCACCGCCCATTTATAGACGCCTTCGCTTATGCGCTCGAACGCCTTGACGATGTCCGCTGCGCTCTCGTCGGAGAATCGCGCAACGCTCACGACGGCTTCCGTAACCGGCTGCAACGCCTGGCCAGTAAAGCGGCCGGTAGCAGCAACGGCCGCAAGCGCATCGCGCACGGTAGTGATCTTCTGGCCCGTGTCGCCGGCGATCTCGTTGCCCATCTCCATGAACTGGCCAGCCGTAATGCCGGCGTAGTTCCCGGTCAGGATCAGCGAGTTGCGCAACTCGGACATCTGATTCGCCCCCTGCATAGCCGACAGGCCAGCGATGGCCGCAGCACCACCGATCGCAGCAATGCCGATTCCGACCGGGCTCATGATCGCGCCCAGCCAGTCCATCGTCTCGGCGAGAACCATCAGCGAGCCCGTCAGGCGCGTGTAGTTGCCCATGAGCATTTCGTGCCCGAGCACCACCAGCTCACGCCGGGCGGCGGCGGCCGAATGACCAGCCCTTCCAGCCGAATGACCCAACTCGTCGTTCGATCTGCTGGCTTCGTCGTTCGCCTGCCGGATGCGACGCGAAGTGCCTTCAACCTCATTTCCGAAGTCGTCGACGATCTTCGCGTTCGCCTGCATAGCAGCGCCGACTGCGGCCATCGCGCGCTCGATAGATGCAGCCATACCAGCAAAGCCCTGCGCCATCGCCTGACTTGCTTTATCGGACACGCCGATCAGCGAGTCCAGACGATCTTCGATGCCTTTTGCAGCGCCGGTGATCGCGCCCGCAGCGCGGTCCGCGCCTTGCTCGGCCTCCGAAGAGGTCACCGCGATCGATACGTCAATGCGGTCGTCTGCCACTTCCTTCTCCTATTCGTCCAGCAAGCGACCACCGAAGGACGTGAACGTCTCGGACGGCTTCGGGCCGGCGACAGGCCCATCCTCCGAAACAGGTCTGGGTTTGAACCTCACGAAGGCCGCGGCGATCCAGTGCACCGGCGGCTTCCGGGAGAAGCCCCGGTAAATCGCATCCACGCGCGGCAGGTCCAGCTCGTCGACGTACTCCCACGTCCAGCCGAAGGCCTGCATCAGGTCAACGTAGAGCGAATCCCAATCTAGCCCTCCTGCCGCCCCGTTACCTCCCCCGACTGGAGTTTCCCGGCCTCGTACACCTTGGAGATCACCAGCGGGATGTTCGTCTCGTCGAGGTGCCCTTCGAGCCAGTCGCGGTCGAGATCCGGCGTCGCCCGCGCGAGGGCCGCATAGATGAACTCCGACAGCTCGTCCATGTACTCCAGCGTGCCGACCCGAACTTCTTGCTGCGCCTTGAGCCAGCGCTTGATTGTCTTCAGGCTCGCCGGCGCAACGGGCAGCGTCTTGTCTCCGATCGTGATTTCGTGCTTCGCCATCGATACCCTCACTTCTCTACGGCCACGCGCGCAGCGCGGACCCTGTGGAATTTCACGATCACGCTGTCGAGGTCGATACTCGCCAGATGCTGAAGCAGCACGCGCCGGTTGCGGAGCGCGCTGGCGACGGTCTGACAGGGGACGTACGGAACCGTCTCCTGCAGCATCCAATTCGCCAGCGCCAGCCCGACCTCGCGGAACGTGCGCTCCACCTCCTCGACAGTCGTGCCGAGCGCAGCAGCCTGGGCCTCGGGCGCGACGCCGCGCGCCAGGTTCTGGTAGACCAGCTTCTTCGAGGCCGCGTCCATTTACGACGCCTCGCCGAGGCTGATGATGCCGAGCGTGTTGCTCGGATCGACGAAGGCCGAGAAGTCGAACTCGGGGATGTTGAAGTCCTCCAGCTTCGTCTCGAAGGTGTACTTCGAGGCGACACAGCGGTTCAGCGTGAGCGTCACGCGCTCGCCGTTGAACGTCTGCGACACGACCGACTTGAACGACGGCGCCGTGCCGATCAGCGGGTTCGTCATGGTGACCGTCTCGCCGACGGCGTTCGACGAAGGCTGGTACGTGTAGTCGATCAGCACGGCTTTCCCGGCATCCGCCGCCGCGAAGGTGTACGTTCCGGCGGCGACCGAATACTGGCCGGTCGCCGGTGCCGATGCGACGCAAGTCAGCGGCTGACCGGTCTCGGCGTCGCGCACGCCCAGGTCGATGCCGAAGCCCGCGCCCTCCGCGCCCGCATTGGCGACGGTCACCGTAAAGGGCGTCGCCGCCGGCACGGTCTGAGCTTCGCCATCGGCGACGAGCGTCTGGCCGTTCGATTTGCCGATGCCGAAGAACAGGTCCGACAGAATGCGGCCTTGGAATTGGCCGGCCTGCGCCTTGCCCTCGACGGACATCGTGCCGCGGCCGACGGCGAGCGGCAGTTGATAGCTGCCGAACAGCGATTTCGTGTTGGCGGTGAAGTCGACTGAAGCCGACTGGAGGGCGCCGAAGCGGTTCGGCGTGGGATTCGCGCCGGTGGCGACGCCCCAGAACGAACCCGCGCCAAAAGCGTACTGGCTCATGTGGTGCTCCTTTAGTGGATGGTTGCTACGGGACCCGCGTCAGCCCGCGATTTCCTGCTTGAGGGCGTTCACCGCCGCCCGGACGTAGTTGTAGATCGCCGTATCGCGCGAGACCGGCGAGTCATTGAATGTGCGTGCGAACCAGGCGTCGATCTTCGGGCCGTTGGTGTCGCTCACCGGCTGCACGGTCGGTGTGCCGGCCGGATGCTCGACGGGGGTTGCCTGTTCTTGTGGCTGCTGCTCGCTCACTCATACCTCCTGCCTGATGGCGTCGACGGTCAGCTGTTGACCAGAATCTTCACGGGGATGATCAGCACGCCCTGCGGCCCGAGATAACCCTCGTCGCTGAGAATTTCGCCCTCGATCCAGCAGTGCGAGACGGTGCCGCCGAGCGTCTGGAAGCCGTTGATGTCAGGCCGGAGCGCGTGAGCGATCGCATCCATCAGCGGGTTGATCAGCGTGGCCGGCGTCGCATTCAGGTCGTTGCCGCTGTTCACGTACAGGTACAACTGACAGTCGAGCGTGACCTTCGCGGGCAGACCTTTGCGAGGCACCTGCAATTCGCCCTTCTGCACCTGGAACAATGCTGGCTGCTCGAAGTCAGGGACGTCATCCCAGTGGCGCAGCCGGCGAGATTTCGTCACAAGGCCTTCGATCCCCGACAACTTAGCGAACAGCGCCTGATAGATGGGCTCGCGATTCATTTCGCCGCATCACTAGTGGCGCTGCGGATGTCCTGCAGGATCGTGCTTCGCTGATCTCGCAGCGCGGACCGCAGGAACGACCGCTCGGGAATTTTGATCGTGTAGCTCTTGCCGCCCTCGTACGCGACTTCTCTCGCACGCTTGTGGCTCTTGCGCGCGAACACGGCGAGATGCGAGGGTTGCCCGTTCAGTTCCTGCCGCAGCAGGTTCCCCTTCGTGTCGGTACGCAGCCGAACAACGCCCGGCTTCGAGACGCGGTGAATGACGCCGCCATACTCGTGGATCGGCGCGTAGACGACCGCCGTGCTGACGATCCCGGTAACCGTGCCGTTGTCGCGCTCGACCGTCTGGCCAATCGAGCGCCGCAGCCGGCCGCTGCGGACGTTCAGCACCTGACCGCTCAATTTTTCGTCCATCACCACGCGCTGAAGGCCGATGGTCAACCGCTGGACGGTTTGCATGATCCGCGCTTGCAGCCGGGGCGTGAAATCGCGGATGCGCTGGACAACCTGCTGCTGCCCGCGCACGTCGACCGTGACTTTCATACCGGGATGACCTTTTTGTAATTGCCGAGCAACGTCGCAACTCCGCGCGGCATGTCGGCGGTGATGTACGACACGACCTCGCCGCCAACCGACTTGCTCGACTGGCCGAAGTGCGATCGATCGGACCACTTCAGAGCGATCAGTTCGAGCACCGCCTGTTCGATGTCAGGCGGGACTGTCTCGTAACCAGCGGTGTAGGTAATGCCGATCGCTCTCGGGGGAAACTTCGGGAAAACGTTGGGTGCGCCGTTGAATGGCCCGAGCGCCGGCCCTGGCAGACCGATCAGGTACAGGAAGCGGTCGTCGTAGACATAGCCAGAGCGAATACCGTCGGGCGACGGCTGCACAGTCCAATCGCGAATCGTCACTGACGCGACGGACTGGATTGGGTAGTTCGCTAGCGCCAGCGTGTCAGAACCCGTGCCGGTGTATCGCTCCGTGTAATCCGCGATCGGGATGTTGCGGTTCATCCACGTCTGGGCGAACACACTCGCTGCCGACAGCAGGCGCTGCAGCATCGCGTCGCTGTTGTCGATAGTCGGCGCATTGAGCCACGCCCTGACGTTCGCGAGCGTCGTCAGGTCTGTTGGCAGCGGCACCGGCGCGGGCGGCGTCGACATGTCATGCCTCGCTCGTATCGGCGGCCGTGTCCGCCGCGTTCTTGCGGCCACGCTTGCCAGCCGCGGAATGGTCCGAGAAACCATGCGACTTCGCGATCAACACGAGATGCGGGGGAACGTCAATCGTGCCGTCCTGCGAGATGGCGTAGTCGGTGCCCTCCGCATGGAAGCCGCCGCAGTTGTCGGGAGCCTTCAGCTTCATTCCAAACTCCGGTGAAAGAAGAAAAGCCCCGGCCGAAGCCGGGGCAACCGCACCGCTGGCCGCTTAGCCGTTACCGATGTTGGTCAGAATGCCCATCGCGAACGGCGCGTACACCGCCAACACCTCTTCCGCGTAGACGCCCGATTCCCACATGCGTTTCGTGATCGGGTAGTCCAGTTGGTAGTAGTCCTGGCGCGTATGCACTTCCGCGACGTTGCTCACCTGGTTGTTCTGGTACCAGAGCGGGAGTTCCTGGCACCAGCCGATGATCGTGCCCGGCGGCACCTTCGGGTGCAGCAGCACCGGGATCATCTTTCCGCCGTCGGCCGTGAACGGGTTGAAGTAGAACGAGATCGTGCCGTTCGCGGCGAGGCGGAACGGCTGCTCGCTCTGCGCGTCGGTGTTCACGCGCAGCAGCGGCGCGCTATTGCTCGTCAGGACCTTCTTCGTGAGGTTTTGCAGTTCCTGCGAGTTGACGTACAGCACCGTCGGCGACAACTCGTACAGGTCCCACATCGCCTTGAACATCATGTCGATCTCTTCGACCGACCCTTTGCCCGATGGCGTGAGCGGGGTGCCTTGTCCGGCGTCGCCGGTCGGCAGCGTGATGACGTACGCGTTGTTGGCCGGATTGAAAGCCGTCGTGATCAATCCGTCGAACGCGAGGCCGGGATTGGCCGAGCAGTCCGCCGTGATCGCCGTGGCGGGCTGCTTGCCCGTCAGCAGCGGCGCGGAGAACGTTGCGCTGTTGATCGTGGTGATCGCCTGGAGCGTTTCGCTGCCGGCCGCGCCGACGAACCATGCGTACGCGACAGCGCCGACGACGTTCGCGACGGTCGCCGCGAGGATCTGGCCAAGCGTCACCGCCTGCGTCGCACCCGCGGAGATATTCGACGAGCCTCCGTTGAGCGTGTACTGCTGGCCGTCCGCGCCGGTGATGTTCTTCACCGTCGCGACGCCGGCGGCCACCGACGAGTTGATGTAGCCTTCGAGCGTCAGCGCGACCGCCTTCACGCTGTAGGTCGCCGCCGGCAGCGTGCCGGTCGTGCCGGCTGCCGATAGCGCCGGCGCACCCGGCGTTCCGAGTTGCAGCGAACCGTTGCCGCCAAGGATCGCGTTTTCTTCCTTCAGCATCGTCTTCTGCAGCAGACGGGTCGCCATCGTGGCGCGCACGTCTTCGAAGCCTTCACCGGCGTGTTCGGCTTCGAACGTCACCGCATCTTCTTCGCCGATCGTGACGTAGTTCGCGGCGACCGGCGCTGTGCTGTACGACATGCGCGCCGAGCGCTGGCCTTCCGGGATCCACGGCGACGAGTCGTAGCCCGACCCGATGATGGCCTTCACGGTGCGCCAGTTCGTCGCCACACCGCCCTTGCCGGGCACCCGCGGGATCTTGTTGCGCAGTGGCGTCACGACCGGATACAGGTTCTTCGCCGGCGCCTGCAGATCGTAGGCGACGAGGTCGTTTGCCGTGGTGACGGTCTTGTTGAGGGTGTAGGCACCCTTGACCAGTTCAATGGTCTCCTGCACGGTTTGAGCGTTCATTTCCGGTGCTCCAAAAGAAAAAGGGCCGCTCGTCTTGAGCGGCCCTTCCGGGTTACGTGGATGACCGGCTACGCCGGTGGGTTGGTTGAGGGAACTGCTGATTCGTTACAGCGGGCGCACTACGACGCCGCCCGCGCGGCGCGCTTTCTTGATCGCGGTAGCGACCGCATCGATCGAGCCGTCCTGCTTGAGGACCGGTTGTACGTCCTCCTCCTGCAGCGCAGCCGCGATCAGGTCATGGCTCTTGTCGACCGCCTTCAGGACACCCTTTGACGGCGCCGGCTGGGCGCTGAGCTTCGTGATCTTTTCGTCGCGCTCGGCGACGGTCTTCTGCAGCGTGTCGCGCTCGGTCGTGAGTTCGTCGTGGCGCTTCTTCAGGTCGTCGCGCTCGGTGGTCAGGTCCTCGTTCGACTTCGCCAGCGCGTCGCGCTCGTCCGCGACCTTCACCAGCGCAGCGTTCGCCGCTTCGAGGTCAGTGGTCGCCTTCTGCAGGGTCGCGGCGCTCGCCTTGTTCGCGTCGTCGTCTTCGCCGTGCGCGCACTGGGCGCCGAGATCGGCCATCAGGTCGTGCGCCTTCTGGATTCGATCTTTGTCCGCGGCGCTGTTGCGCGCGCCGACCTTCTGCAGGAACTCGCGGCGATCACCTGCCGCCTCTGCGGCTGCCTTTTCCAGCCCTTCGGCAGCGGCCGCCCACATGACGTAGCAGACGTCGGGGCCATCAATATCGCCGTCCGGCCCGGTGAGTTCGGCCACTTCCTCGGTGACCATCGCTACCAGCAAGTCGCCGCCCTGCTTGAGCCACTCCTTCACGCTATCGGGCAGCGTCGAAGCGGTATCGCCCTCTCGCGCTTCTTCGGCTTGCACCGATTCCGAAAGGCACAGGATCGACTGAAGCAGGTACGCGAGGTTCGCGCACGTCGGCATTCCCTTCGCCATCGCCAGATGGCCGGCCTTCAGCAGATTCGCCGGCGCGAGATTGACCGGTTTACCGGCCTTCGACATCGCGACTCGTGCAGCCTTGTCGGCGGCGCTCGGCGGACCATCCTCGTCGATCTCCTTCTTCCAAGCGGCGATGATCCGGCCCTTCACCTCTTCGAGCTCGGCGGCGCTGTACTCGTCGGCGTTCTTCTTCTGGTTGATGTAGCTCCACGCGGCGCGAATGTGCTCTTCGGTGTCGATCGGATACTTCTCGTTCTGCGGGTCGGCGTACTCGACGTCGCCATACGGCTTCTTCTTCTCGTCCTTCGCCTTGCGGATGGCGGCGAGCATTTCGGCCATCGACAACTCGCCGCTCTTTGCGAGCTCGGCCACCTCGTCCGAGAACGAATCGGCGGTCATCGCCGGGGCCTTGAACGCCTTCTGCATCACACTGCCGTCGGCCTTCTGGATATCGAAGAAGCCAGCGCTGGGGTTGCACGGCAGGTCGACGATCGAAATCTCGCACGGGTCGGCGGTGAACCGGCGTGCCTTGGCATCCGTGTCCATCCACGTCTTGTAGTACGAACCACCAATCGAGAACCCGGTATAGACGCCCTCCAGCACCTTTCCCCATTCATTGTCGTCGACGATCTTCGTAACGATGTCGATGGCTTTCTCGCCGTCGTTGAATTCGATGGAGGTCAACTTGCCAGCAGCCACGTTGCCGTGCATCGCGCGCAGGTTGCCGAGGCTCTTGCCATCGGTCGCCTTGGCAATGTCGTTGGACCACTTCTCGAAGAAGGGCTTCGAGCTGTCGTAATCGAAGATCTCACCAGCGCGGTCGACGGTCTCGTCCGTCGCGCGGCCGTACACAAGGCGATTTTCTTCGTCGACCTTGGTCAGACGGGCAAACAGGTTCAGGGACATGGATAGCTCCAGGGAAACGGCGTCGCGCCGGGTTATTCAGGTTTGAGAACTGGAAGGACAGCGCATCGGCACTTCGGATGCGCGGGCGCGCCGTCGCTGCCGTTGGAAAACGTGTCGTCGAGGCCGACCACTTCCCCGTCAAGTTGCTGACAGAGGTCACAGCAGCCGGGAGCCGCGCGCCATTGTTTGCCTTCGACGACGTCGCTCACTTTCCAGCCCGCGATGTTTCCAGCCGTGTCAGCGAACGCCGATTCGGTACGTGCGATGTTCTCCGCGCGCGCTGCGTTGAAGCCGGGACTTTCGGCGATCGCTTTGGCGAGTTGGTCGTTTGACCAGCCCGACTCCATCGCCCGCACGACGGTCGAGCGGATCAGATCACGCGTTCCCTCAGTGATCTGCCATTTCGCGTCCGGGTTCGGGACGAGCTTGCCGTCAGCCGTGTACTTCATGCCGACCAGTTCGGCCGCGCGCGCACTCGCGTATGTGGCCGCGTCCTTCGTCACCGCCTCGCGCATCGCGTCGCTGAACAGATCGAGATCTGTCAGCGCTTCGCTTGCGGCGGTAATCGCGACTTCGGCATACGCATCGACCATCTGCGGCGGCAATTCGTGCCACTCGGAAAAGTCGAGGTCATCGACAGCGCGATCGGCGCGATTGCGCGGGTCATCTTCGGCCGCCTTCGTCAGGTCCAATGCGCGCGCCAGTTGCGCGGCGATCTTCGGTGCCTGGTCCGCGAGGAATGCAGTCAGAACGGGCGTCAGGACCTTCATGCCTTGCTCGATCGCCGCGCTATCCGGATCAGTACCTGTCAGGGACTTTTTTTTTTCGACGCCGCCATGCGCGTGCTTGGCTGCCGGCTCCTCGCCAGACGGCACCGTATCGTCTGGCGCATGCGCGGATGGCGCAGCGCCGGGCGGCGACGCGCTGAAATTCGCCGCAGCTTCGGCTGCCTGCCGCTGCTTCTCCTTCTCCTGCGCGTCGAAGTCCACGACCGGCACCGGGCCTGTCGGCGTGTACACGGCATTGCTCATGCCAATCGGTTCGCGACCATCCTCCTGACGCGCCTCATCGACGGACAGCGTGCCGTTCTTGACCTTGAAGTCCTGAATCTGCGTCGCCACGAGCGGATCAAGCGGCTCCTCCTGATCCCAGTCGAATTCGAGATCTGTCCAGCCGACGTACTTCCAGACGATGAAGTTGACCAGGTTGCGGATCCAGTTCATCCGCGGCAGCAGGCCTTCCTGCGCCGCGTCCTCCTGCGCTGTCTGCGCCGTAGCGCGGTTCATCTGCTTGACGAACGGCGTCGGCGCCGTCGAGAACGCGTAGCAGACGACGCGCGCCAGCCATTCGTCGTACTCGTCCTTCAGCGCGAGCGGCTTCGTGTCGTGCGGGGCAATGCCGCCCGGGATGAAGCGGCCTTTCTTCTTTGACTGCCCGGACGTCAGCGAATCCCACCACAACTGGAACTGCTTGATCTGGTCCGGCTGCCATGTGTCGGGCACGCCGAACAGCAGGTCGGGCACATTGCCTTCGGTGTAATACGAGAGCTGATTCAGGGCGCGCCGGATCGAGATGTTGACGGTCGTGAGGATCTGTTCAACCGGGCTGTAGCCGTAGATCTTGTTCGTGCGAACGTTGCGCGGCCGGTAGATGAGTTCGTCGCGCGTGTAGTCGACCGCCTGCAGTCCCTTCAGGATCTGCTGGTACGCCGGATCAGGCGGCACCGGCGTGCGACCTTGCGGCGTGATGAAACGCTTGATCGTCGCGCCGTCCATCGGTTCGAAGGCGTACCAATCGGACAGGTTGCCGGTCGGGTCGACGTCACCGCCGCGGGTCTTCAGCGGAAACAGGCACGGCGCGTCGATCACGAACAGGTCTTCGAGCAGCATGCGCAGCCATTCGTCCCACGTGTGCTCCTGATCGGGCATCGAGAAGAAGTCGGTCAGTTGCGCGCAGCGTTCGTCCGGTTGCTTCTTCGAGTCGCGCGGCTTGAATTTCCACTTCAGCTTCGCGAGGTTGTCCTTCTCGTTTTCGATCACCAGCCGGAGGATGTCGCAGTTGTCGGCCAGCGCGCGCAACTGCTCGAACGTGACCTGCTCGTACGTCCGCGGACGCGGGATCAGGTTGACGTTGACCTGATAGTCGAACTGGCGCCCGCGCGTCTGGTCCTGCGGCCGATCAGCGAGCGGCGCGAGGCCGGGACCCGGCGACATCCATGCGGTGCTCGTGCCTGACACAGAATAGCCGGGCACGCCCGTGATGCCGTAATTCGGCTGCCTGCCGCCTGCGACTTGCTGAACGACCGCCGGATCGAACGGGGTTTTCTTGCCGCCGTCTGGCATGGGTCAGGCTCCGGGTTGAATCATTGATGTTGGGGTTTCTGCACCTCGGCGGCGGCCTGCTGCATGAAGGCAAACAGGCCGGTGCCCGGCGCGATCCTGATGGCGTGCGCATACACGAGCGAATCACCCTTGTCCGGGCTGCGCTTGATCCGCTTGATGATGTCTTCCTTGGCCTCGATCTGGATGCCGCGCGCGGTGAGCTTCCAGCGCGGCGTCGTGAGGTCGGCCAGCACTTCGGGATCAGGGTAGATCGCGAGGTCTTGGCCGCTGTCCGGATCGAGCGCCTCGCGCAACTTCCAGTACCACTCAGCGCGCGCGTTGACGAAGGCTAGCTGCCCGGATTTGTCACGCGCGTCGGAGCCTTCGGCGCCATTCATTGCAACTGCCTTCATGCCGATCTTTTCTGCAAGGCAGTCGTATGGCGACGTCCCGACGCCGGTCACATCCACGTTCACCGTCGCCTCGTTGCGCCGGATGTTGATCACCAGCGTCGCCGCAGACTGTCCGTCTGGCGTCGCTTTCCCCGGCTCGCACGTGGGCGTGTCGAAGTAGTTGTCGTACCGCGGCGTAGCGACGGTCTTGTCCTTGCCACCGCGCGCGACGTCGAGGCCGATCGCCGTCATCGGCGTGGTCGGCTTCTCGCGCTTCTTCCAGCGTTCCTGCGCGAGGCGCACCCATTCGCTCGGGATGACCTGAAACGCGCTGTCCTCGCGGCCCGCCGCGAAGTCGCCCTTCAGCATCTTCGAGCGCAGCGGCTCAGGCAGCGCCTGCAGCCGGGCGACGTAGCCGGTGTTCGCGTAATACGGGTTGTCGCTCACCCGCGCCGGGATGAATGTGCGCGACTGCGGCGTGTACGTTTCCTCGCCGCGCTTGACCGGTGCCGGCCCGTCGACCTCGATGTGCTCGTCGCCGACGACGATATACCAGCGCAGTTCACCGGGCGCGGCCGGGTTCGGGTGGTTCGGGTCCAGCCATGGGGCGAACCACTCCAGCAACCAATCGCCTTCCGCGTCGGTCGGCGGATTCGAGCACAGCAGCAATTGGCACTTCTGGTTCGGATCCTCCGACCGCACCCAGGCGGACAGGAACTGCACGAACGATCCGGGGAAGTTCGCCGCCTCGTCAAACACCAGCAGGTCGTTCGGCCGGCCCTGGTACTTCTTCAGGTCCTTCTCGTGCTGGACCGAGCCGAACCGCACGACGCGCTTCTTGCCGCCGAAGTCACAGCGCCAGAATCCCTTCTCGTTGTACTTACCGCGCGCGCCGTACATGTCCTTCGAGCGCTCGACCATGCTTTCGAGCTGCGGGAACTCACGGCGCAGGATCAGCGCGCGCTGGTGTTTCGTCAGCGCCTTGCCGAGCGCGAGGTCCGTCTTGCCGCCGCCGGCCGCGCCGCCGTACAGCACGATGTCGGCCGCCGAGTTGTAGGCCAGCGTCTGCGGGCCCGGCAGCGGCTTCCACTCGAGGCTATTCAGCGCCTTCAGCTTCTGCAGCAACGCCAGCTTGTCGGCTGCGCTCCAGTTGCGCCAGTTCTGCTTCGATGGCGGCGTCGATGTCTTTTGCGTCTGCGGGGGTGGGAGTGTCGAGGCCACGGATCTTCCGGATGCCAGCCACTGCCAGCGATGCCGCCTCTGTGATGATCTTGATTTCCTTCGGCTCGGTAGTGCCTTCGGCTGCTTTCTCCAGCGCGGCCAGACAGAGGCGGTGAACACGGAGGCCGCGTTCCATGTCTGCGATGTCGTCGTGCGCTGCGGTCCGGATCGTCTCCAGTGCGCACTGCGCACCTTCTTGCGTACCGCCCTGCGCACCGACTGCCATGTGCGTATTGACGATGGCGCGCTTCGTCGACGCGGGGTCGCGAGCCCAGCCCTGCTGGCGCGCCTTCTTGCGGATCATCGCTTCGGACACGCCGTACTTCTGCCCGATGGTGCGCAGCGAATCGATACCGGCCCGGTACGCACCTTCGACCGCGATCCAGTCGGTGTTCTTTCCGGCCATATCACACCTCAAGTACTTACACAGCAGCGCGCCGAGACAAGAAAGCGATCGGATAAGCACCGTGAATCTTTCGTGACTGAGGGATAGCTGCTATTGAAAACGGAGGCACCAGGGTCATATCAACTGACCGCGGGCGCGTAGCGCTGTCGCGGTCAACCACACCAGCGGAGAAGCATATGAAACTCACGAGCGTCGGATTGAATCCTCACGTGCAACCCCACGGCGCATTGCATGTCAACCTTACGGACGGTACGAACTCCATCGCCGTCCAAGTCAAACTCGAAGCCCATCACAATGCCCATGCCTTGACCCTTCAAGAAATCGAGGATCTGGCGAAGCACGCAGCGAAACACCTGATTCCGTAATCGCGCGCGGCAGCGCAATGCGCGTTGGCGCACAGGAATAAAAAAGCCCGCAGCCGGTTCCCCGGTGCGGGCGAATCTCGACGAAGGGAATCGTTCGAGAGGAGACAGGGTGAGAGCTACCGCGCAAAGGCCCACATGGGCACTTACCCGCCTATCGGCGCGCGCGGCGTTGCGTTTCGCCCTCGCGGCTGACGTTTGTGGCGCTATTCGGCACGTGGCCCTTGCGGGAATCCGAGGGGCGCACCCCGGCTATTTGGCAAACGTCAGGCGTGAAGGCGCCCGTACGCAGGGCCGGCGGCACGCTATGGGTGCTGCACCTGGGGTGTCATTCCCAGCAGTGTGTTGCGACCGTCTGTGCTGTGGTGCCGTCATCTGGTTAGCGAGGGTGGGTGCTCCTCAACCATCGGGCAAGTCTGATCCCATGCGGGCTACCTTGCCGCTCTCGACGCCGAGCGTTGGCCCGGATACAGCGCGTGCGTACTCGGTCAGCGCGTTTTCGCCCCACCACGCTTCAACGGCGCGGCCGTCGGCTGCCTTGTAGCGCACGAGATAGCTGTTCTCGGCTGCGGCGTACTCGGCGCAGGCAATGACTTCTCCAGCCTCGCCGCTCGCCGCGATCGACACGCGGGCGCTGAGATTGAACTTGAAGCTCTTCATCGGAACTCCGGACGGTTAACGAAAAAGCCCCGCGCGGCGCTAACCGGCGGGGCTTGGAGGCACTTATGACAAAGTAGCCGTTATGATATCTCGCTGTCACACGGGGCGTCAAGCGGCTGTCAGCTTCGCTCCGTCTCTCGCGGTTCGATCAGGCCTGTGCGCTCGAAGTAGTCGGCCAACTTGTCGACCGCTCCATTCTCCAAGGCGTGCAGCCGCGACCGGATCGCATCGTACGCGCGCTTGTACGTCATCCGGCTTGCGCCGAACGAGGCCTCCAGGTCGCGGAAGCTGATCTCGGCCTTCTTCTCGCTCACGTAGTGCCGCGCGATGATGCAGTCCATCGCCAGTTCGCTCACAGAAGTGAACTCCGGAACCAGCCACGCCGACAGATGCTGGATCGCCTCAGACCGCTCGCGCAGGAAATACAGCCGGTTCGTCCCGTCCGGCAACCGCTCCTCGCCCATCTGCCCGAACCGCGCCCAGATAGCCCACTGCTCGCGCTCCAGCAGCTTCGAGCGAACGGCGCTTTCCACCTCCGCGCACTGACCGCGCACCTCGTCGGCGGTCAATCCGGAGAAGTTCACGGTACTCGACGGCTCGCCGTACAACTGCTCCAGCCATGCGGCCTGCCGCCGGCTCAGCGTGCCGAGCGATTCGAGGATCTCGATCAGCGCGAGCCGAAGCGTGCTCTTCCGGCGCGGCTCACAGCTGAGGATCAGAAACGAGAGGTGCAACGCCTGCCGGGTGTCGCGAAAGACTGCGTCCATGTAAATCTCACCGTAGTTGATAGGCGTCTGCTATTCCGCCGCCTTGATAGCGGCTTCTCTTTCCGCGTACGCTTTGCAGCGCCGCATCTCTTGAATGTCCGTCGAAGCCTTCTGCTTGCCGCGACGGCATACGAACTTCCGCGCGCCGAGGCAGGCCTGTACCGTGAGCAAAGCGCAGCCGGCGCATGTGCGCTCCTGTTTGCGTTGCAGCACTAGGCACGGATCGTCGGCGTCGCGCCAGTTTCGACTCATGACGCCTTCGCTCTTACGTGCTTCCACGTGTCGCCGGCTCGGGCCTTGTAGATCACGCCCGTTGAAACCCCCATACGCTTCGCCAATTGAGCGCCCGTCTCTGAACTCGCTCGAATCTCGCGCACCAGTTCATCGGTGAGCTTTGAGTTAGGGTGACCCTCGCCAATAAGGCGCGTACCGTGCGCCAGTGTGTCTGCGGCATTTCCAATCCTGGTATCCCACCGCAGGTTGCCCAAGTTGTTCTCGGTGGGCACGCCGTTGTTGTGGCAAGCCTGATGCTCCTCGCTGGGGGGAGGCCCAACGAAGACGGTCAACATGCAGCGACTGATCGTCAGAAGCTCCTTGCGGCCATTGCATTTGAGCTCGACCGTGGGATATCCCATTCGGAGGACCGGCATCAGGATTTTCCGCGGATTGACGCGGAGACCGTACCCGCGGCCACATCGCACCGTCCTAGACAATGACCGCACTCGGCCGCGATCAGATATTTCGTAGAGGCCATCCCACCCGGGAATCGCAGCCCATTTTTCATCTACTCCCATTCAATTCCCCTGTGCGCGGCCCACACCTGCACGCGCTGGATGAGGTCCGCATACTCGCCGGCCGTGATCTTCCCGCGCGCCGTCGACCGCCGCGTGCGCCGGATCTTCCCGCTCTCGCTCACCGTCTCGGCCATGCCCAGATACTCCAGTACGAGCTTTTCGTGCCACCAGGCGGCCGGCCGGAACTCGCCGTCGTCGTCCGGAATCTCCTCCGCGACGCGCGGCAGCACGACGCCATGCCAGTACGCGCGCTGGCTGTCGGTCGCGTCGTGCTCCTGCGAGCAGATGATGACCATGAGCGGCTTATCCCGGTCGATGAACGCGCGTGCGTGTGCCTTCACAACTTCCACGACGTGGCGCCAGACGCCCGGACCGGTGAGCAGGTAGGAACGGTACAGTCGGTCGCTCATATCACCCCCTTCGCGTGCAATCGCACGATTGAACGGATGTGGCCTTCGTGCCAGGCAGCGACGACCTCTGCGTATGACATGCCGGCCGGCGGCGGGCGCTGACCGTCATACGCTGCGTCGCACGCCGTGCACGCGTACGCACCGCAGAGATCGTCGGCCTTCAGCGCACCACCCTTCCCGCCGGCGCTCCCGCGGTAGTGACTCCAGATCGTGGATGCGGTGCCGTGTACGCAGATGCCCGGCAAGCGCACGAGGCACTCCTCGTCGCGCGCGGACTCGCGGATGCGCTTGTTGCGATAGGTGAGCGCTTTCGGGAAGCCGATGCCCGAGATTCGCGCCGTCATGCCGCCACCTCGTCGTCCACCTCGTCGGTCACAGGGACGCCGCTGATTGGGCGCAGCCACGAGTGGAGCATCGGTCCTTCAGTGAACATGCGCCCGTGATAGTTAAACCAGGGGGACTGGAACACGCACCACCACATCGGGCGCTGATCCCATTCGGCACCGGGACCGCGAGGCGGCACGAAGTGCATAACCTCGACGATCTTTCCGTCGAGCGTCTTTCGCGGCCAGCTCGCCGGCACGACGACAATTGCGAGATCGCCAGCCTTGACGTTCATCTTTTTCCTCCGCGCGCGGCCGCGCAGTGACGGCACGTGAGGAACGCTCCCGGCTCCATCAGGCGCGCGGTGCGGAATTCGAACCGATCGTGACCGCACGCCGTCGCCACCGGCGTGATGAGCGTCAGCACGCCATCGAACGAGCAGACCCGCGGGACATCGCGCGTGAAATAGTGAGCCGCGTCGCCGAAGCCAGGCAGCACGGCGAAGCCTTCCCGCCAGTCACCGGAAACCGGAGGCCCGCTGCTGATCGGTGCCGGACGCCCGAGCGTGAGCCGCTCCATCACGCCGCCTCCCGCTGCTGCTGTCTTGCATAGTCGATGATCTGGCCGAAGGGATTGCGGCTTGCGTCCGTCTTTCGGGGTAACCTCTCGCGCACTCGCGCTGGTTCAGGGCGCGGGACATCATCGCCTTCGCCCCATGCATAAATCGGCGCGGCAGGCCCGTTGCGCTCGGTCTTTCTCCAGCCGGTGATATGGATCTTCCCGTCGGCATGCATGACACGCGCGAACTCATGGGCACGCCGATACGAGACGCCAGTATTTGCGGCTAATCCATGAACGTGATTGGACGCACGCTGCAGTTCCTGCTTGAGCACGCCAAAGGCTGGTGAATACGCTGACTTCACGGTGTATCGGGGCGGCAGACCCTCGCGCCTTCCTTTGAAGAGGATTGAGCGCAACGTGTGACGCGGCAGGCGGTGTACGTTGGTCTTGAGCGGCTCACTCGATGCCCAAATTTCCCGGAGAATTCGCAACTCGCCGGTCGTCCATTCGACCCACTGCTTCTTGCTCATCACCGCTCCTCCACGGCAAGCGCCAGATGCAGAATCGCCAGAGCATCGGCCGTGTCGTCCTCATCGGCACCGACCTTGAATCCGCGTCGGCGCGCCTCGGCGATCATCTTGTCTTTCGATGCGTTGCCAGCACCAGTCCACGACTTCTTCACCTGGCCGACGCCGACCGGCACGAGCCGCACGCGTTGTACATCGCACCACGCTTCGAGATGCGCGAGAAAGCCGCCATACACATGGGCTGCGATCGTGTTCGGCTTGTCCTTCGGGCCGTGAGCCTTCACGTCCTCGTAGTAGATGGCGTGCAGTTCGCCTGCGGCGTTGTAGTGGTTCGCGAGCATCGCGCGGAACTTCAGCCAGCGCTGGCCGGCGCCGTCGCCCTTGCGCGCACTGAGGTTCTTCGTGCCGTAGGTCAGCACGCCACCGCGCGACAAAGCGAATCCACAGTGCGTACCGAGATCAAGCGCAAGCACATTCACCGTCGGCTCGACCCCCACGGGCGACGGCATGTCGAATTCGGTCACGAGGTCAGTCATCGCTGAAGCCCCTCGCCTTCGTCGGCGCCGTGCGCGGTGTCGGCACATAGCCCATGGCCAGATCGGCAAACTTCGCCTGCTCATGAACGAACGCGGCATACGCCGTGCCGATCGCCCCGTTGCGCTGCTTGGCGACATTTATTTCCGCCACGCCTTTATCCGGCGAATCCTCGTGGTACACCTCGTCGCGGTAGAGGAACAGGATCGTGTCCGCGTCCTGCTCAATCGCTCCCGAGTCGCGGAGGTCGCGCATGATCGGCCGCTTGTTCGGACGATCTTCGAGATTGCGGTTCAACTGCGACAAGGCAATTATCGGTACGTCGAGTTGCTTCGCGAGCGCTTTCAAGCCAGCGGAGTAGCTTCCGATGCGCAAGTCGTGCCGCTCGTCGGGACCGCCCGTCATGAGTTGCAGGTAATCGACGATGATCAGTTTCAAGCCGTGCTTGCGCTTCACCGACCGGCTGCGACTCGCGATGTCGGCCAGCGACAGGCCGGCACTGTCATCGATCATCAACGGGAGGTCCGAGAGCACCTGAACGGCCGTCGTCAGCTTCGGCCATTCGTTGTCGCTCATCTTTGCGCCATTACGGACGAACTGAAGCGGCATATCACCTTGCCGGGCGATAGCGCGCTGGGTCAGCTGTATCCCCGGCATTTCCATCGAATAGACAATCACAGTGCCGTCGCTTTCGGCGACGTGTTCGCCTATCGCCATCGCGAGCGCCGTCTTCCCCATCGAGGGACGGCCAGCCAAGATGATCAGGTCGCCTCCGTTGATGCCGCCGCCGAGCTTGAAGTCCAGATCCCGCAGCCCTGTGGCAGTCGCCATGGGCGCTTCACCGTGGTATTCGCGGTCGATGCGCTCGACAACGGGCGTCAGGAACTGACCGACGAATTGAGGTCCTTCAGCGCGATCCTCGGAAAGCGGTGCAAATTTCTCCTGCGCGAAGGCGGTCAACTCGTCGACGGATTTCCCGTTGCGATGGAATACCTCGGCCGTCACCTCGTCCGCCGCCGCGATCAACTGGCGCATCTTCGCGCGATCGATGACGACCTGCGCATAGCGCGCGACATTTGCCGCACCAGGCGTGTTCTGCGCGAGGGCGTTCAGGTATGGAAGGCCACCGGTGCGGTCGAGCATCCCGTGGCTCGTCAGCCATTCAAAGACCATCATCACGTCTGCCGAGCGACCGGCCATGCTCAGCTTCGTGATGGCCTCGAAGATGACGCGATGCTCATACCGGAAGAAGTGGTCCTGCCGCAGTGCGCCGATTCGATCGATCGCGTCAGCGTCGAGCATCAATGCGCCGAGCACCGATTGCTCCATCTCGACGCTCTGTGGCACCTCACGGAGCGGCGGTTCGTCAGCGAAGCGGTCTGGAGCATTCACGCCGTCACCTGTGCATCGAAGTCGCTGATAGCTCGCTTCGCCGAAGCAAGACCCGGAAGGCTGCCATCCGCTGGCAACCCAAGCACCCACCGCAGCGCCATAGCGCGCTCGCCCACCGAGTTGTCCAGTTCCTCCGCGATCTGTTTGCGCGTCTTCATCCGCGGCTTATCGCCCTCGATCACCGCACGCTGGGCGCGACTGCGCGCGTGACCCGTCGCGCCGGCTCCAGCGTCGATCAGCTCCGCCACCTTCGCACGCTGCTCAGCAGGCGAGAGACTCGCGAGTTGCTTTGCATGGCTCACGTTGATCTGGCCACCCTCGACGGCGTTCTGCACGGCAGCGCAGCATTCGAGCAGCTTCAGCGAATCGCGCACCGTCTGCGGCTTCACGCCGAACAGGATCGCAATGTCTGCTTCTGAGCGGCCAAGCGATAGTTGCTTCGCCATCTTTTCGGCGCGCGAGATCGGCGTCTCCTGCTGGCGAATCGCGTTTTCGCTGGCGGTCGCGGCGGACAGGACGAGTAGCCGTTCGCCCATGCCAAGTCGGCGCACGAAACCCGGAATGAACCGAATCTCCTCACCGCGCTCGCGACGACGCCGGTTCGCTTCACGACAGTTTTTGACACGCTGCCGGCCCGTCACAACTTCGATGTCGCCGGTCTCAGGATTCTTCGTTACCTCGATCGGTACCAGCACGCCTTGGTAGTCGATGTTGCGGACCATGTTTTCGTCGAGTGGCAGATGCACGCGCGAGTCGTAGAGCGGATGCGATTCCTCCGCGACCAGTACGAGGTCATCGGGATCGAACGTCAGCAGGTTGCCTTTTCCCTTCGCCCCGTACGCGTCAATTGAATTTTTTGCCATCACAGTTCCTTCGTCGAGTGAAAGTTCATGCCGATTCGCGGTGGTATTTGTTTTCGAGGCACTTCGCGAATCCCTTCGGGGATGTCAGAAATTCGAGGTCAGCAAGGAATGGTGGTTTGCCATCGCGACCAGGCACTTTCCCGGTCAGGAAATTCGACTCAGCACACACCCGGAAGAACGCTCGCCAAGCTTCAAGGCCAGCCGCAACGGTCGTGTAGCCGAAAGGCTTGCAGGAAAGCCTCGCTGCCTCGCGCCATCGAGCGGCGATCGTGCGACGTCGCGCGTCGTTCAGAACCTTCATCCGAGGGTTGTTCGGCATGAGTTCGTGATACGCCTTGACGATTCGCTCGACGGGACATTGCAGTTGCACATCGGGTTCCCCGCTCTGAGCCGTTACTGTCTCGACGTCATCCCCAAGCAGGTCGACAGACGGCGGCTCGCCGGCGCTGTCGACAGAGGCGTTAGCCTCTGTGGGTTTATTACTCTCTTCTTCTCTACTCTTATCTAGGCGTTGCATTTCCGTTGCATGCGTTGCATCGCGTTGCGTCTCCGTTGCATGCGTTGCGCTGCGTTTCAATCTTTCTCGTCTCAAACGGCTGCGTTCCGTGCTAGAAAGCGCGCCAGTATTGGGATCGCCGCCATCTTCACGTTTAGGCTGACGGGCATCCCATGCAACGATGCGACCATCGCAAATCAAACCCTTCGTGACCATGGCGTCGTAAATCGACTGAACGGCACCATCATCCAAACCGAGTGCAACGTCCCAGTCTTCACATTGCAACGATGCAACGTTGCCTCGCGTTGCATCGGCGTTGCCTTGCGTTGCAGTGCTGCCCGTTTCAAGCACGACGGCCCAGACCGCAAGCACGGAGGCAACGGTCTGACCACTCTTTCGCGCGACCCACTGAAACTTCGGGTCGGTCACGGTGCCATGCCACCAGCGAAACCAATCCATTGAAGTTCCTAGAAGCCAGGGTGGGTGCCCAAAACGCGGACGAATCCATAGCTCATGATTGATGCTCCCCCTGCTTCGCAACGTACGCACGCAGCACCTGAATCCCCTCGCCAGCCATCCACTGAAACGGAGCAAGCGATTGGCAGATCGCCATCCGATGCAGCAGTTCGGACAGGCGCGCGAGGTCGGGATCGGCGATCGGGAATGACTTGGCTGCGGCAGATCCAGCGGACGGGCGACGCGCAGCGTCGGGACGTAGCGCGCTCATACGGAGACCCCTGCCTGACGAAGCAATTCGACAAGGTGCGGTCCGATCGCCTGAATCTGTTCGACCGCTGCTTGCTTCGTGTTGCGCTTGTCGCCCAGGAACTTCTCGACGAGGTAATAGATGGGCGTGAGATCGCCCGTCTTTTCCACATACGACTCGAACATGTCGAGCGAGAAGTGCCGCACTGGATCGTCCGAGAGCTTCACGCTCAGGTTGCCCGGTGCCTCATTCAGATCGGCGGCGACACGCTTCAGGCCTCGCTGATACACGCCCTGCGCCACGCACTCTCGCGCGCTGCCAAATCGCTCCGTCAGGCCTGGCTCGAAATCCAGAACAAGCTGGTTCTGCTGTTGACTGATATTTCCTGATCTCATGTCGCATCACTGCAGTGCAGCAGTTATCAATCGACCGGCGCAAAAATGGCGGTACAAACAACGACCGCCTCAAGCGCCAAACATGAGCCAACACGACAGAGCCGCGCAGCCCGACGAAATAAAAGGCCCGACCCGCGGGCCGGGCAAACCTACGCGCGCGGGGACGCGCGAGGAGACCACCGAGATGCGAGCCACCGCCGTGCGAGAATCAGAGCCTCTGACCTCTCTAATCCACGCACAACGGGGCTCGCATGACCGAAAAAATCGAATACCTCACCCAGCGGATCGAGCAATTAGAAAACGAGCGTCGCGTGCTCGATTTCGTTCTGACCATGCTCATCGGCTATCTCGACGGCGCTCAGGTTCTGAATGCTCAGGATTTCGTGAATCATCTGGAGACGATGCGGCAGTCGCATCGCTTGCTAAAACGGCGCCCCCTGCTAAGCAAGGAGTCCGACGAACTCCTGCAAGGCTTTCTCGGAGTTCTTGTAGGCATTCCCGGACGGTCTCGCGATACCGGTCTTCCCCCGGTGTAGCCGTCTTGCCATCGCGTCGGCGACGGCGAGCTCTGATGCGTTCAATGTCGAAGCGCGCCATTTCACTCCCCCTCACCGGCAGCATCACCAACCGGCGGTTGCGTGTCGTCACTCGACTTCGCGCGTTCGATAGCAGCGCCGTCCAGCTCTGGCCACAGCAGCCACCAGTCATGGGGGCGCTGGTCTTTGCGCGAAATCGCGCCATCCGTCGCAAGCTCAAGACCGACACAGTTCTCCGGGCTTGGCGCACGATTTCCATAGGCATGGCGCCATTGCCGCAACTGCGCGTTGCTTTTGATCCTGTAGCCAAGCGCAGCCATTCGGATTCGCAACTGGGTCACGGTGAAAGCACCGGGCGAAGAGAGGTATTCGTCGAGGGTCATGGCCGTAAAGAAGTAGCGAATGCACCCAGTATAGGAGCGTTCGCTACGCATATCAAGCACCGATCGCTATGGATAGCGCGTGCTACGCTTCAGCCATGAATGAACAGGAACTCACCCAACTGCGGATTGACCTACTGCGCCGGGCGATAGGAAAGGTCACAGGCACCCCAGAAAAGCCCGAAGGTAATCAGTCGGAGTTCGGCCGTCTGCTTGAATACAGAGACGGGGCTTTCGTGCGTCAGATGCTCGCGGGCACCAAGCCGATAACCGAAAAAACGATTCGGAAGATTGAAGATTTGCCGGGACTGGCGGGCTGGTTCACCGGGCAACCACCCAAGGGGATCGCGGCCTCTGTCGGTCTCGAAAGCCCTGATAGCGAACGATCAGTCAGCGACGAAAGAGATGCGCTTATCGCCCGTTTGTTACCCCCTGACAAAGGTAATGTAGTCACATGGGAACGGCCGGAAGACTTGGAGCCTGACGAGGATCGAGTCTGGATTGACCGCTACGATTATCATTTTTCGGCGGGGACGGGATTGATTCAGTGGGAAGTCCGGCAGAAGAAGGCATTACCGTTCGATCGTGGTTTTTTTCGGGCACTCGGTTCTAATCCGAAAGACTGCAAGCTTCTCGTGGTTCGAGGAGACAGCATGGAACCCTACCTGTTCAATCGCGACGTCATGATGGTGGACTCAAGCAGGATCCATGTGCGCGACGGGCACATCTACGCCATCTACTTTGAGGATGAGCCCCTCGTCAAGCAGGTTTTCAAGCAAGTCGGCGGCGGAATCGTGCTGCACTCATACAACAGCAAGTTTCCGGATCGCGAGGTGCCGCAAGCAAGCCTGGAGCTTGTGAGAATCGTCGGCGAGGTGATCTACCGGTCTGGATCGGGAATGGCTGGCGGAAACTAGAGTAGCGGGAATCTGCTGACGGCCCGGGATTGCCGTCGGCAACAATCTCGCTCCTGCGGGGTAAGGAAGAATAACGATACTAGGCTGGAAAGAATAACAACCACACAATCAGGACCTTCATGAAACTCCTCTTTAAAGGCTTAACAGTAGGCGCTGCATTGGCTCTTTCTGCATGCGGTGGTGGCGGCGATGGCCCGCTGTGCACTGGTTTTGGCGGGACAATTAACACGTGTCCCGGATCGACCAATAATCCCCCGCCATCAACTGCAGTTCCTGCGGGAATTTGGGGAGGTGCAACTAGCGACGGAAACGCCGTCTCGCTACTTGTTCTTGAAACGGGACAATATTTTCTCGTGCCTACGTCCAGCAGCGGCACTGATCTTGTTGAAGGTATTATGACTGCCAGTAACTTCAACTTTTCAGACCCCGCCGCCGTCGTCTATCCGTCATCCAGTATGCCTGTCGCCGCCACGGTTTCCGGGTCATTCACCACGGCAAAATCGCTTTCTGGCACAGTGGCGACCACTGCGCCACTGTCCTCACCGCTCGCGCAAGGCGCGACGAGTACAGCGTTCAACGGCGACTACAACTCGCTGTATGACAAACCCGCGACGGTAACTGAAGCTGTCGGAAACTGGTCCGGCCAGACTTCGGCGTCGACGTTGCCAATAACCGTCTCCATCGCCACCGACGGCACCCTCACGGGTGCCAACGGGAGCTGCTCTTTCACCGGCTCGGTTGCTCCTCGATCCACTGGCAAGCACGTGCTGAACGGAATGCTGACGTTCAATACCAGCGGATGTATCCTGGGTGCCGGAAACTCACTAAACATTGAGGCCGTCGTTCTTGGCAATCAGCTGGTTGCCGCAGGCGTTACCCCCCAACGCGATCACGGGTTCGCCATCGTCGCGACGAAGAACTGACCAGATCTCGTCACCCACCGCGCGGCTGGCACCGCATCACCATTGCCAGCCGCATCGACCCAAACACCATTCCTCCGCGCCTAAGCGCCCGATAACCCCGCATTGAGCGGGGCACACGCCTAGCCCCGCCCCGTGCGGGGCTTTTCTTTTCCGGCACGCAGTGGCCGGCATCCCGTTGTCTTCTTCCTTTTCACCAAGTATGGGCCGAGCCACTCAGCGAATGGCATTCGCCTATTTGATAGAAACATTCAATCACAAATAGTAGCGTTCGCTACTTGATCGGTGCGGTAGCGTTCGCTACTATCAATCTCATAGTAGCGCCGGACGTAGCGACCGACACGTGAAGCCAATCAGGGCCGATCGGTAAGGCGCGAAATCGAAAGTGGTGGCCCCGCTTCGGCAACGGGGCGCCCCAAACACACACGAGAGGCAGACAGCATGACCACCACGATTGAATCTTTCCTGAAGAGCATTGGTGCTCCGACGATCGGTGAGTATTGGGAAGGCCAGGGCGGCGCCCTGGTCAATCTCCGGCCGGCTGACGACAGCGAGAAGTTGAGCTTTCTGATTTGCTCGACCGACGAGGCGCGCGATCTCGAATGGGGTTCGTATGGCAAGAGGGTCAAGGGTGCTGACGATCGCTATGACGGCCGCGCCAACACGCTTGCGCTGGTCAACGCCGCGACGTCCCATCCGGCTGCCGAGTGGTGCGCCGAGTACTCGAAAGACGGCCATTCGGAATTCTACCTGCCGGCGCAACGCGAGTTGAATCTCGCCTACGCGTCTTGCCCTCGTGTGTTTTCGCCCGAGTGGTACTGGTCCTCGACGCAGTTTTCGGCCACCAACGCCTGGGACCAGACCTTCGGTGGTGGCTACCAGTACGGCGCGCTCAAGACCCGCAAGGGTCGCGTCCGCGCCTTCCGCAGATTTTCCATTTAGCCATTTATCAATTTCAAATTACTCGGCATCAGCGAGTCGGGCTTTAAAACCACGAGAGGAAGGCTCTATGAACACCACCACGCATCCGCAAATCACCTTGAAAGAGGTCGAGTCGTCGCAGATCCACAGCATCGGTTACGACGCTGTATCAAAGACGCTCGCGATCCGCTTCCGCAATCGCTCGACCGGCGCACCGACGACGCTCTACCACTACGCGAACTTCACGCCGGAAGACTTCGTCGCGTTCGACGAAGCCGAATCGAAGGGTTCGCACTTCGGCAAGCACATCAAGCCGTACGACGTGAAGTACCCGTTCCAGAAGATCGACGAGAGCGCTTCGGCGTGAGCCGGCGTGCCGGCGCGGCCGGCATCCTGAGTGAATGGCGCTGTGAGGTGCGCGAGCTTAAAGACGGGAGCGCACAACCCAGTATCGAAGCGTATGGCTTCGGCCCAGAAAGTCGGCCTGCCCCCAACGCCCAGCCGACAGCCGATTAGCGACCGGCCACAGCGCCATTCACTCAGGGGCGAGTTCCCCGCTTAGTTTGGAGTACGTGATGGCTTCCCCAACGAACCGGCATCTCGAATATGTGTCTGCGCTCTACGGCGTGCTCGTCGGCGCCAGTGCGGCCCTACTCGCGGTTCTCAGCCTGTATATGTATTTCGGAGCACCCACATGTCCTTGATCAACATCGATCTTCGCCACGTGCGCACTGGAGTGCGGCTGACGCACGAGGAAATCATCGAAGCCGCGTATCTGGCGCTCTGCGCCCGGACTGCGAACCGCCAGCGCGCCGCGAAGGAAGCACTTAACCGCCGTGGTGTCACGCCGCGCACCCCCATCGGAACCGGGTATGTGCCGCCGGCTGTCGCGCGTGTATTCACCCATTCGAACGTGCGGGGACTTGCGTGATGCGCCGCTTCGCAAAGTGGGCGGACCGCAACCCTCTTCTGGCCGTGTGGCTTGGGCTGGTTGTGTGCCTGGCGCTGGTGCTTTTCACGCACGCAATGCTCGACGCAGGTCCGCAGTCGTCGCGCGTTTCCGTCTCCACATCCAGCGCTACCTGAATAACCATGGAACAAGTGATGAACCCCGCTACGTTCGCTGACGTCGTCGACGTTGAAGTTGCCGAGGCACCCACAGCGCCGGTACCTACGGTGAGTGCTGGCCGCACTGCGATCGCCGTTGCTACGCCGGCCGACCTGCTCCGTATCGCCGTCGAAAACGGAGCCGATCTCGATCGCCTCGAAAAGTTGATGCAACTTCAGGAGCGCTGGGAAGCGCATGAGGCACGCAAGGCATTCGTCACGGCGATGGCTGCATTCAAGCGCGAACCGATCGAGATCTACAAGCGGAAACAGGTCGGTTACAAGACGAAGGAAGGCGACTTCGTCGGGTACAAACACGCAGAACTCTCAGACGTGACTGACGCGATTGCGCCGGCTATGGCGCGGCATGGCCTCAGCTTCGACTGGGATATCCACCAAGCGAACGGAACAATCACTGTCGACTGCGTCGTGACGCACGTGCTTGGTCACGCCAAGAAAGTCACGATGACCGGCGCGCCCGACACCAGCGGGAAGAAGAACCTGATCCAGCAGGCCGCCAGCACGATCACATATTTGCAGCGTTACACGCTGCTCGCTGTGACCGGCATGTCGACGAAGGATGAAGACGACGACGGCGCCGGCGGTGCGGACGAGCATCCGCAGGGCAACGCGCAGGCACAACATGCTAGCGAGCGCCCAACTGCGCGCGCAGCGCAGCCTCAATCCGCCCCCTACGACCAGAAAAAGTTCGACGCGAACAAGGATCAGTGGCGCGAAGTCGTGAAGTCCGGCCGCAAGACGCCTGCGCAAATGATCAAGTTCATCGAGTCGAAGGGCGCACTCCTCACCGAAGAACAGAAGCTCACCATCGACAGCTGGAGTCACGAGAATGATTGAACGCATCACCCACGACCTCGTTCAGGGATCTCCCGAATGGATGGAGTTCCGCCTGAAACACTTCGGCGCGAGCGAAGCCGCAGCAATGCTTGGCCTCTCGACGAAGGTCAAGCGCAACGAACTGCTGCACATGAAGCATACCGGCACGCCGAAGGAATTCAGCGACTGGGTGCAGGAGCACATCCTCGACAAGGGACACGAAGTCGAAGCTCTCGCGCGTCCGATCGTGGAAGAGATGCTCGGCGAGGACCTCTATCCGATGGTCTTTTCCCTCGGCCGGATGTCTGCGTCGTGCGACGGCCTGACGATGATCGAGGACACCGCCTGGGAAAACAAGCAGTTCAACCAGAGCCTGTACGCGTCGATTGAGAACGGCGTGCTACCGGAAGAGCATATGCCGCAGGCGCAACAGGTGCTGTTCGTGACCGGCACCAAGCGACTGATCTTCACGTGCTCGGACGGCACCGAATCCGGCACAGTCTGGATGGAAGTGCTTCCGGACGCGATGTGGTTCGATCGCCTGTGTGCCGGCTGGGCACAGTTCGAAAAGGATCTCGCGACCTACGAGCCGCGCGAGATCAAAGAGAAGCCGCAGGCAGAAGCGATCATGGGCCTCCCGACACTTGCCGTCCAGATCAAAGGCGAAGTGGTCGCGAGCAACCTGCCCCGCTTCCGCGCCGCTGCCGAGACGTTCATCGCGAACATCAAAACCGATCTCCAGACCGACGAGGATTTCGCGAACGCCGAAGAAACGGTGAAGTTCTGCGAAAAGGCCGAAAAGGAATTGGAGGTCGCGAAGAACGCTGCGATCGCTCAGACGGCCAGTATCGACGATCTGATGCGGACGCTCGACCACATCAAGGCGCAGCTGCGAGACAAGCGCCTCGGCCTCGACAAGTTGGTCAAGAAGCGGAAGGAAGAGATCAAGGCCGAGATCATCGCCGATGGCCGCAAGGCATACGCAGCTCACGTGGCCGCGCTGAACGTCGAACTGAAGGTCGTCGAGGTCACCGTTCCCCCTGTTGACTTCGTCGGTGCCGCGAAGAACAAGCGAACCCTCGCCAGCCTGCACGAAGCAATCGACACCGCCGTCGCGAACGGCAAGATCGCCGCCGATGCTGCCGCGAAGGACCTACGCGCGAAGCTGCAATGGTTCGCCGCGCACGAAGAGCACGCGTTCCTGTTCCGCGACCTGCAAACGCTGATCCAGAAGCCGGCCGACGATTTCCAGCTCGTCGTGACGTCGCGCATCGCCGAGCACAAGCGGCAAGAAGCTGAGAAAGAAGAGCGTCGCAAAGCGGCCGAGGCAGCTGAGGCGCAACGCGTAGCTGCCGCCGCCGAAGCGGCGAAACAGGTACAGGCGGAAGTCGCGATCGTCGAGGAGTCCGGCAAGCCCGCAGAAGAGTCGGTGGCCGCCACGCTCGCGCTGCCCGCACGCGACGGCGCAAAGGCCACCAGTGCTCCCGCGCGCCGCATTCCGCGCCCGACCGCCGCGGACATCCTCGACGTCCTCGCCGAGCACTACGGCGCGACGCTGCAACAGGTCGCCGCCCTCCTCTCGACCATGGACTTCAAGGCCGAACTAGCGCGCTTCGAAGCGACCGCCTAAACCCTTTTCACGCAAGGAATCCGCGTCATGTCTGAACTGAAGCTCTTCAAGGTCAAGGCCAAGATCAATTCTGTCAATGGCCGGGATGAACTCCACGGCGACGAGCACGTGCTCGCGTGCGATATCGGCCTGGAGTTCAATCAGTCCAACCGGTTTCTCGACAAACTCGATGGAGCGCTCGTCGAAACCTTCTATTGGCGCAATCCCTCATCCGACGATGTTCGTCAGGAAAACGTAGAAGGCGTCGAGCGATTCACGGATTTCCCGAACCTTCGTCCTGTGATGGAAAGCCTTGCGTTCCCGATGAAGTGGCTCGGCAAATACGAAGAAGCGCTCTTCATCCTTCATCACGGCGAAGACGACGACCGCGACATTCGACTGGGTGACGTGAAGGTCAACGAAATCAAGTTCACTCCAAAGGAAGGTGGGACGGTCTTGGTATCGGCGCGCATCCAAGGCCACCCGCATGAAGGCGACCTTGCGCGCCTCTTCACGGTGCTCCAGAGAGAGGCAACTGTCACCGTCGACACCGACCCGGACGACGATGAGGCCGGAGAACTTCCGCCGGAAGATTCGCCGAAACCGGCGAAGCGCCAGCGCAAGGGAAAGCAGGCGGATGCCTTCGACGCTGAGCGCGTGCAGGACATCAAGGACGCGATGACGTCAGCCGGCGCATCGCACTGAACCGAACGCTCTGCCGCCAGCCACGGTGTAGCGGGATGCCTCCTCCCGTACGGATCCCGGTAAGCGCTGAGCGGTAGAGCCACCATCGAGTGAGCCATGGAACACAACAGTAACGCGCGGCCCGAGCCATCTGATCAGTGGGCGATCGTTGAATTGTTCGGCCATCAGCGCATCGCTGGCCGCGTGAGCGAACAGACCATCGGCGGCTGCGCCTTCGTGCGCGTTGATATACCGGCGTTCGAAGCCGCTGGCACTGAACCGGCGACGCAAGCCTTCACGAAGCTTTACGGTCAGGGCGCGATCTACGCGATGAGCTTCGTCGACGCGGCGACAGCAAAGATGGTCGGACGTCAACTGCGCGTGCAGCCGATCGAAACGTATGAGTTGCGCCGGGCGCTCCAGGATCTGCCCGCGCTGGGTGCTTCGCCGCAGCTTGATCTGGACGACGATGATCGACCATTCTGAGATGGCGGATACCGAATCATGAGCAGACGAACGTATCCGCGTATCGGCGCTGAGGCGAACCTGAAAAACAAGCTCTGCTCCTGCTGCACGAACAAGGCCGTTAAGCGCATCGACATCCAGACGAATTGGATGCGTGGTGACGATGACGTCATGAACGTCTGTGGGCGCCATCTGGAAATCGCGCGTGTCGGCAATTGGGTTCAGTTGTATGCCGCTCAGAAGACAACGAAGGAAGCACGACGTCAACCGCAACGAGGTAATCCATGACCAACTGGCAACTTTGGGAAGCCCTTCGTCGCATAGAGCATCACCGCGACCTCAGCGACGTCGACCGCAACCTTTTGCGGCCCGCGTTCGCCGGCATGAATGGTGGTCAAGCTATGCGTCTCCCCGACCGCATCATCGCGCGCATCCGGTATCTGGAGGCGACGCTGCCGCGCGACTGAGTAGACCCGCCGAGTAATTGACCGCGCCTGACTGGCGCCCTTTGCAACATTTCGTGCAGTACCTATCAAGGAGATTTCGACGTGAACGCAATTCTTAATCCGAGCGCGGTCCCGACCGTCATCGGCACTCCGTGGGAAGGCGGCTTCTATGCCGGCCTCATCAGCTACAAGGGCGACGTCTACGCTCAGGTCGTTGCGCCCAAGTCCGAAGGGCAACTGCCCGGCAAGCACGAATGGGGCAAGTACGGCACCGAGATTCCGGGCGCGGCGAGCTTCTTCGATGGCTTCGCAAACACCCGCGCCATGGCCGAATCCGGCCTCGTCATCGCCGAGCGCGTGCTGGAGCTTCGCATCGGTGGCTTCGACGACTGGCACATCCCGGCGCGCGACCAACTCGAACTCGGCTACCGCGGCTTCAAGCCGACCGCCGAGGAAAACTGGGTCTACCGCAATGGCGACAACCCGAGCAGCGTGCCGGTCGGCTACCCGTACACGATCCGCCTGCCTGGCCAGACCGATGTCGAACTGTTCCGCGACGGCGCGACCGAAGCGTTCGACGACGAGTGGTACTGGTCGAGCACGCAGTTTTCGGCCTACGACGCCTGGACCCAGAGCTTCGATGATGGCTACCAGACCTACGCGAGCAAGGACACCAAGGGTCGCGTCCGCGCCTTCCGCAGCATCAAGATTTAACCATTCAATCATTTCGACGGCATCGGCCGATCGACCACATCCGAGAGGACCAGATGGGCGAAATCATCATCCCCTTCCACGGCGGCAAGCTCGTTGTGCCGCATGAAGCAGCTGCGCGCGCGTGGCTGGACAAGGTGCTCGCAGCAAGCGACGCATCCGCAACCACGACCGCCATCGCCGTTCCCCGCATCGGTGAATACTGGGACGGGCAAGGTGGCATCTATGCAGGTGTGATGCCGCTCGAAGATGGCGGCATCGCACACCGGATCGTCTCGATCGACGAAGCCAAGGATTTCGAATACGGGGGCTACGACCATACCGTGGCCGGCGCGGACAGCAAGCTCGACGGCCTCGCGAACACGCAGGCCCTGCTCTCGGATTCGAAGGAGCACCCGGCCGCGAGGTGGTGCACCGATTACGCGAAGGACGGTCACAGCGACTTCTATCTGCCGGCGCAACGCGAACTGTCGCTCGCGTGGGCAACGATCGCGACCGTATTCGGCCCGTACTGGTACTGGTCGTCGACGCAGTTTTCGGCCTACAACGCCTGGGGCCAGTACTTCGATGGTGGCTACCAGGACAACGCGATCAAGTACAGCAAGGGTCGCGTCCGCGCCTTCCGCAGATTGAACTTTAGCCTTTAATCCTTTCGTCTCATGGCCGCCGCCAGCAACCTGCCCATCTACAAGGTCGCATACGACCTGTTCGGTATCGTCACGGACGCAGTTCGAAACATGCCGCGCGACGTGAAACAACTCGTCGGTTCTCGCGTCGCGACGGAAGCGATGGACATCGTGACGTTGATCTTCCGCGCGAACGCTGCGACCAACAAGGTACCGCACCTGAATGAACTGCTCGAACGGCTCGAAGTGATCAACCTTCTGCTGCGACTCGCGCGTGACAAACGAATGATCTCGACAAAGCAATATGCCGCCGCGATCGCGCTCACGGATCAGGTCGGCAAGCAGGCAGGTGGATGGCGAAAGCACTCCGCATCGTCGCCCGCTGTGTCACGGTCAAGGCCGTGACACCTGTGCGATTTTTGATCTGGTCTCGCCGCTTTCTTACAAGGAAACCGCCATGCGCAAGACGGAAACCATCTGCCGGCGTGCAGTAAGGTCCGGCGCAGTTACCGCGCTGATCGGCAGTTGCCTTCGGCCCGGTGACGTAGATAGCGAGATACGACGCAGTTTTCGGCCAACAACGCCTGGAACCAGAACTTCGATGATGGCAACCAGAACAACGCGAACAAGAACAACAAGGGTCGCGTCCGCGCCTTCCGCAGATCAATTCGATGCAGAGGACCTCCTTTCACGGGAGGAGTTGACGTTCGCCTACTTCGTCTCTCGCGAGACGAAGCGAAACACGCGTAGCGCGCTTGAGTTCGAACAGAATCTTGAGCGCAACCTCGGCGAACTCTACGACGCACTGATCGACGGCTCGTACCGTCCGGGTCGCTCGATCTGCTTCGTCGTCACGCGCCCGAAGCCGCGTGAGGTGTGGGCCGCTGACTTTCGCGACCGCATCGTCCACCACCTGCTGTATAACCGCATCGGCCCGCGCTTCGAGCGTGCGTTCATCGCGGATACCTACGCCTGCATAAAGGAACGTGGAACACTGCGTGCCGCCGAAAGCCTCGAATCGAAGATCCGGTCGATCACGCAGAACTGGTCACGGCCGGCGTACTACCTGAAGTGCGATCTCTCGAACTTCTTCGTCAGCATCAACAAGTGCGTGCTGCTCGATCTGCTGCTCGCAAAGATCCCTGAGCCGTTCTGGCGCGCGCTGACCGAGCGCATGCTGGTGCACGATCCACGAGCCGACTTCGCCTACCGCGGCGACCCGGCACGGATGAATCTCGTCCCTCCGCACAAGCGTCTCCTCGGTCAGCCAGTACACCTCGGGCTGCCGATCGGCAATCTGTCGTCGCAGTTCTTCGCGAACGTCTATCTCGACGTGCTCGACCAGCACGCGAAGCACCAGCTACGAGCGCGGCACTACATCCGGTATGTCGACGATTTCGTTTTCCTCCACGAGTCGACCGACTGGCTGAACATGGTGCTCGCCGACGTGACGGCGTTCCTGCCCGAGCGCCTCGGCGTGCAGATCAATCCGCGCAAGACGATCCTTCAGCCGATCGACCGCGGCATCGACTTCGTCGGTCAGGTCATCAAGCCATGGCGGCGCGAGACGCGCAAGCGTACGCGCAACGAGGCGCTGAGCCGGGTTGCTGCCATGCCGGCCGGCGACCTGATGCAGGTCGCGAACTCCTATTTCGGGCTGTTACGGCAGGCGAGCGCCAGCCACTACGACCGCGCACAACTCGCAAACGTCGTGCGCGACCGCGGCCGCGCTGTCGATGCGGCGTTCACGAAGACCTATCGGGGTTCTGTCGCGCAGCAGCCGACGAAGCCCTGACCGCCTGACTACCGCATAGAGGAAACGATGAGCAACATCTACCGGCATCAGTTCGTGAGCCTGTGCCCGAACAACGAAAGGCCGATCGTTTATGAACTGACGATCGAGACGGAGGCGGTCATTCAGGTCGAGCACACCGTAACGGCGGTGGCGCTGCACAAGCGCGCTTACCACGAGGCGATCGCCGACGAACTGCATGCTCGTTTCGATGGTCGCCAGACGATCAGGGCGCGCCATCACGGCGTCGATATCGAGACGCGCCGGGGTTTCGCGTGATCCACTATCACGGCCTACCGATCACGCCTGCGACTGCCGCAGCCCGCGCGGTGAATTGCGGCCACGCGTTCGTATCGTTCCAGCATCCGGAACAACTCAGCCTCGCAATAGACGTGTGCCAGAGCTTCGCAGTGGACAACGGTGCATTCTCCGCATGGCGTGGAGGCAAGCCGGTTACCGATTGGGACCCGTTCTATGAATGGGTGGCCGAGCTTCATCGCTATCCGTCGTTCGATTTCGCTGTGATTCCCGACGTGATCGACGGCGACGAGGCAGCGAACGATGCCCTGCTTGCTGAGTGGCCCTGGCGCAAACGCGCTCCATGGGTCGGGGCCCCGGTCTGGCACCTGCATGAATCGCTGGGGCGCCTCGAAAGGATGGCCCTTGCGTGGCCGCGCATTTGCTTCGGCAGCTCGGGCGAATACGCAGCCGTCGGCGCACCGATCTGGTATCGCCGCATGGCCGAAGCCATGGACGTAGTTTGCGACCGAGACGGGCGCCCGGTGTGCAAGTTGCACGGTCTGCGCATGCTCAATCCAGACGTGTTCACGCGGTTCCCCTTCGCCAGTGCTGACAGCACGAACATCGGCCGCAACATCGGCATGGATAACGCTTGGCGTGGTCCGTACACGCCTCCTACTAAAGAAGCCCGCGCACAGGTAATGCGCGAGCGCATCGAAGCCCATCAGGCCCCGACGTTCTGGCAGCGCGAGCATGCGCCGATCCAGACCGGTTTGTTTGCCGCATAGAGGAACCACCATGGACAAGAAATACGGCGGCTACACGGCCGACGAACCGCAACTGCCCGACGACCTGAACCCCGAAGTGGTGAAGGCGACCGCCGAATTCATCGGCAACATCACCGGCCTCGTGCCGCCGCCGCACAACGCGTTTCCGCCTGAGTGGCGCGGCTACCTCCGCGCGTTCACCGGACGCCTGAACGAGATCGCGCGCGAGAATACCGCTCTCTCCGCTCCCGCAGAGGCAAAGCGCGGCACCGACGCGCAAATCCTGTTCGAGCGCAAGTTGACGTGCGAAGCGATCAACGGCGCGATGGCCTTCGGCTACCAGAATACGAACCCGCCACCGAGTGACGATCGCTGGCTTGCGCCGTACTGGAAAATCGGCCGCGAGCGCGCGGAAGCAGAGGCGACGCAAGCTGTAGCGGCGGTTCCGCAGTCAGTGATCGATGCGCTGCGCTTTTACGCGCACGGCCACCATTACAACATCGACGACGATCACCAGCAGTTCGACACCATCAGCGGAGAGCCGCCGAACTGGCTGCATAGCGAGCGTGACGACGACTGCACGATGATCGAGGATGGGAGCATCGCACGCGCCGCGCTGTGCGGCGACTTGCTTGGATGGGAAGAACCGACTGAGCCCGTCGAAGGCGAAGTGCTCGCCGCCGTTCCGCAGACTCCAGTAGCCATGCCGTTCCAGGCCCGCGTGCAGCCGTGGCTGACGGAATGCTTCGGCCCGATGATCGCGGGAGATCGCGAGGAGCGTAATCACCGCTTCTTCGAGGAGGCGACCGAACTCGTGCAATCGTGCGGTATGACGGCCAGCGAGGCGCACCAGCTCGTCGACTACACGTTCGGCCGCGCGATCGGCGATCCCGCGCAGGAAGTCGGCGGCGTGATGGTCACGCTCGCCGCGCTGTGCCTCGCGAACGGCCTGGACATGCACGCGGCCGGCGAAACCGAACTGGCGCGCATCAGTGTGCCCGAGACGGTCGCGAAGATCCGCGCGAAGCAGGCCGCGAAGCCGAAGCACTCTCCGCTGCCGCAGGCTCCAGTAGCAGATGCTGCGCGGGCCGAGCCGGTGGCGTGGGTGCGCTACCGCAGCGATGGCGGTTTCGAAGGCCCGATCATGGATAGCGACGCGCGCATGTGTGATGTGCGCCGCAAGTCTGGTGCGTGGACGCCGCTCTATGTAGCCGCCCAGCAGCCGGCCCGCGCATCCGAGATGCCTCAACGCGATCTTTGGGAATTGATCCGCGAGATCAATGGCGGCGGCGCGACCCCAATTGCCCGTGCATCCGAGGCGGCAGAGGCAGCGACGAATGACGAGAATCGCTCGCAGGCCTACTGTGACGGCCGGAACGCCTACGGCGACGGCCTGCTCGATCCGAACCATTACCCGTCCACTGACATGAGTGCGGAGGAGAAAGCTGATTTTGCACAAGGCTGGCAAGACGAATACGACGAACGGTGTGACGCGTGGCTTGAGGCAACCGCAGGCGCCCCTGCGCAGCAGGCGGTAACGCCTGACCTCGATGAACGCGCCCTGCTCGCGGCGGCCGCGTGGGCGAACTCAAATACGCCGGTTGCCGAAGCGCTGGCCTATCGGACTGGCTTTGTCGCCGGGACGCAGCAGGCGGTAACGCTGACGGACGATGCGCGGGACGAAGGAGTCCGGAAGTGATCGAGCTTCGACCTATCACGCAGTCCGCCGCCTTCGACTTCATCCGCGCGCATCATCGTCACCACAATGTGCCGGTGGGCGGTCTTTGGTGGCAGGCAGTTCATGACGAGAACGGCACGGTGGCCGGCGTCGCCGTCAGCGGCCGTCCTGTCGCGAGGCCGCTGGATGACGGCCTCACTACGGAAGTGACCCGGCTCTGCACCAACGGCGCGCCGAATGCGTGCTCGATGCTTTACGCAGCTGCGCGCCGCGTGGCAATCGACAAGGGTTTTCGCCGCGGACTCACGTATATCTTGAAATCGGAAGACGGCGCGAGCCTGCGTGCAGCCGGTTGGGAATTCCTATGGGACGTGCGCGGCCGATCGTGGGATTGCCCCAGCCGCCGCCGCGTTGACAAACACCCAACCGAAGATAAGCAGGCGTGGGGCTGGGGCGCATGGAACGTCCTTGTCGACCGCGCCGCCCTGCAATCCCATTCCCATTCCGAAGGAGACCAGCAATGAAGCTGACCGACGAACAGCGCGAAGCTATCAAGTGGGCAGTCGATCGAGCGCATATCGCAGCGCTAGGAAGGCATATTGCCGGGGTCGAAGCTCAGCGCTGGCTCACATTACGCGTCCTTCTCGCCACCCGTCCCGCCGCCGACGCTGCGGTAGCACCAAGTGAAGATCACGAGTGCGTCTATGAGAACGGCGACGGTGTATGTCGCGAGTGCTTCGAACTTGCAA